CTATGGCTATGGCTCTGGCTCTGGCTCTGGCTCTGGCTATGGCTATGGCTATGGCTATGGCTATGGCTCTGGCTATAGCATAAAATCCATAAATGGGAATTCTATTTATGTAGTAGATAATATACCTACTATTATCACAAATGTAAAGGGTAATATCGCAGAAGGTTTTATCCTTCAGTCTGATTTATCTCTTACTCCCTGTTTTATAGCAAAAGAGAACAATCAATTTTCTCATGGTAATACTCTACATGAGGCATTTGAATCTTTGCGAGAAAAGCTTTATGATGATAGTACAGAAGAGGAAAGGATCCTTAAGTTTAAAGAACATTTCTCTGACTTTTCTAAAAAGTATTCTGCTAAAGACTTGTTTATATGGCATCATGTACTCACTGGGAGTCGCAAGGCTGGAAGAGAAGCTTTTTGTAAGGACAAATGTATAGATGTAGACAATGATAGGTTTACTGTATATGAGTTTATAGAACTGACTAAAAACTCGTATGGCGGTGAGATTATCCGCAAACTATCTTAACTTAATCCCGGTTTGCTTTGATCGGCACTACGGGAGCAATTTAAACCACTTTAAATAATATAAGATATGAATTTAGAAAACTATGAAGTGCTTCCCGTTGAAGCGCAAGATGTACAAATCGTACAAGTTGATGCCGTAGAAAGAGCAAATGTTGATTCACAAGTAGCAACAGCTAAACGTTATCCACGAGATATAAGACGCAGTATAGACAACTCGGTTGTAATGGCTACTATGAATCAAGAAACAGCTCAATCATGTAGTTACGCCCTTCCCCGTGGCGGAAAACCTATCATCGGCCCGTCCGTTCATCTAGCTAAAATAATTGTCTCTAATTGGGGTAATATGCGTACAGAGGCAAAAGTTGTGCAAATAACAGACAAGCAAGTCATCAGCCGTGGGACATGCTGGGATCTGGAAACTAATGTTGCTTCTGCATTTGAAGTTAGACGTAGTATCATTGGTAAAAACGGACAGCGATTCTCTGACGACATGATTACAGTTACGGGTAACGCTGCAAACTCAATCGCTTATCGCAATGCCGTATTTGCCGTTATTCCTAAAGCTATAACAGATAGAGTGTACTACGCAGCACAAAAATTTATAACCGGTGACTTGTCCGACTCTGACAAACTTTTGAAAGTAAGAACAGGGGTGCTGAATAATTTCAAAAACAACTATGGCATAACCGAAGAAGAAGTTGTAAAGATGTGCGGAAAGCAAACGGTAAACCAAATCGGTGCTGACGAAATTTCAATGCTAATGGGAACGATTCAGGCATTGAAAGACAGAGATACTACGGTAGATGAATTAATGAAGCCGATACGTGAAAGCAAAGAAGCCATAAATAATAAGATAGCTGATATTGCGGCTGAAGCTGCCGGAGTAGATAAAACTAAAAAAGAATAATTTAAAATATCACCATAATGGAAGCTCAACATTCTTTAGAATGGTACCGCAAGCGATTGGGAAAGGTCACCGGCTCCCGTGTCGGTGACTTGATGAAATCCGGAAGGAAGAAAGAAGATTTGTTCGGAGATACCGCGAAATCTTATATCTACCAACTGGCAGCCGAGAGAAGCATGAATCCATATATTGTTAATGATGATAATCTGTTTGAAAAATACCTATTTCAGGTAGGAGTTTCATCAAAGGCTATCGAGTGGGGTAATGAACAGGAAGCTGACGCTCGCAAATTGTATAACAGAATGAAGGGGAATAATATGATTGAAACAGGTCTTTGCCTGCATCCCAATATTCCTTTCTTTGGTTCTTCTCCTGATGGCTTCTGTTGTAACGATGACGGAGAGAAAGGAACGCTTGAGATCAAATGCCCTAGCCAAAATACTTTCATGAAATATAAAGAAGAAGTGAAAGATAATGTCGGATTGCTTCTTGCTAAACCTGAATATTTCTACCAGTGCCAATCTCACATGATGGTGACCGGTGCCGAATGGTGTGACTTTGTAGTTTATTGTCCTTTTCAAAGCAGCCCTATTCATATAGTTAGAATCTTCCCGGATTACATTAATTTCAAGCTCATAGAGAAGCGGATTCTGATGGCTAATGAAATGATTGAAAAAATGATAGCGTAGCGTATGGAAAAAGAAATTAGTGAAATAAACGACTATCTGAACATTAACTGTTCAAATAATCCGGTAGAGATACAGGAAAGGATATCAGTTATAATGGTGTATCTGAATCGATCCGGTGAGATGCTTGCGGATGCGAAGAAACTGCTCCGGAAGAAGAAATCTACAGAGATAAGCAATACCATCATTGCAATAGCTAAAGAGCAATGCTTGTCGGCAAAGGTGCAAAATGCTTTGCTTGACAGCATAGCGGAGGACGAATCGTATTTGGTGGACAGGCTTGACCGGCTTAATGCCGCCTGTACGCACCAATTAGATGCTTTACGTACTTTGTTGAGTTACGAGAAGGAAGCTATGAGGCTGAATAAAACAGGATATTAGAAAGTATTATTCCAAATAACAGTTATTTGGAAGTTTTGAAATAAAAAAATGCGAAAAACTAAAGTAATCCATGTCTACCTGATCTTCGAAAAGCGGAACTATTACTTCAGCTCGGTAACGGGTATATTTCGCCATTTGTCCGAGGATCAGATAGGCATCAAACAAAGTACATTGTCTCACAATACGGAAGATACTATTGTAACCGGTAGAGCTATAATTCGCAAGAGTGAGCTGTTAAGATAGCTTTGTTAACCTTTTTACCCCAGCCTGCCTGTCTGTGAAGATTGGCGGGCGAACATGGGACAAAATGGTCATAGGGCGCTAAGACTAAATGAACGGAAATTCTAAGTGTACATAAGAATGGATGTCATCAAGACCGGTGCTGTTAGTAACTGGTTGAGTAGTTTAAAAATCGTAGGATAACCAATCTACGGACGAAAACGAGAAAGCAGACGATACTTGTGCAGGTTCGACTCCTGCTTGTCCCACATGAAAATAACAATCACCAAACAAGAATACCAGACGATAGTCCGGTGCTTGAAAACGTCAGAAATCCTCATTAGGGGATATAATTTGAGAGATGAAGATATAATTCGTAAAACAAGAAAGAAACTCCAAAGGAGTAAGGAAAAAGGTTAATATGACATTCGAAGAAATGAAAGCGAAGTACTGCGGTAAGAATATCCGCAAGAAGCCAAAACATGAAGAGGATGATTTGCAAAGAGCTTGTATTTGCTGGTTCGATTTACAATATCCTCAATATAGGCTAAGGTTGCATCATTCTCCTAATGGCGGTAAACGGAATGCTATCGAAGCTGCAAAGTTTAAACAGATGGGAGTACGTGCCGGTTTCCCTGACTTACTTCTGTTGATCCCTAACAAGTATTATCCTTTTATGGGAATTGAATTAAAGACTAAGACAGGAAGACAAAGCGATCACCAAAAAGCCTATCAAAAGGAATTTGATAGTATAGGAGCGAAGTATGTTGTCTGCCGGTCTTTGGAGGAGTTTATCGTTATAGTAACAGATTATTTAAAAGGAAAATAGATATGAAAAAGAAATCAGACAAGCAAGTTATCCGCTCGGACACCTGTGCAAAATGCAACAACGGGCGAATAATTTCAACTGAGAAAGGCAATCCACGAGTAGTTTATTGTAGTTTCTTTAACCGTCGGTTTGTGGCCGACAGCAAAAGAAATTGTATTCATGCGTATTAAATTTATGGACGGATATACATTGACAGAGAAAATGAGAAAAGCACGAAGACGTAATCGGCTTACCGCTACCGAACAGGCACTATTCCACGAATTAGTTGCCGTTTGTAACAGCGAGGGCTGGGAGGACGTTTTCAGCTGCTCGAATATCGAACTCTGCTGTGCTCTTAATATCGACGAGAAAACTTTAGTCCGTGCCAGGTTATCTCTAATTAATGCCGGGTTGATTTATTACAAGTCTGGTAAAAGCAAAAGGATTGTAGGTTTATATTCTTTTGATAAAGCTTTTGAAAATTCAAATTCGCCCTCAATTACCGGAAATATTCCGGTAGATAAGCCAGCCCAAGAGATAGTAGATGCGCCAGCCAATCAGCCAACCAATATGGGAACCAATCAGCCAACCAATGCGCCAGACTATATATATAAAACTAAAATAGAAACTAAACTAAAAGATAATATAGAGGCAATCTCAAAAAATAAACAATTTGTTCCTCCTTCTTTTGAAGAAGTTTCTGCGTATTGCATGGAGAGAAAAAATGATGTTGATCCGCAAAGATGGATGGACCATTACACTTCTAATGGATGGATGGTTGGCCGCTCTAAAATGAAAGACTGGAAAGCAGCAGTGAGAACATGGGAAAGAAATAATTATCAAACAGAAAAAAAGTATGGAAACAAGGATAAGGCCGGTAACTCCGATTCCGATAGGAAAGCTGTTATCCGCACAACTGCCACCTACAACATCGATAAATGACAAGAAGAGACGAGCGGAAGTGTTTGCTGAATGCTGCCGCTTTGTTTGTCCGGGATTTAAAGTTGAAGGGGCTTTTAGAAAGATAATGAATGATATATTTCTCTATGCAGAAGGTGATTCGGTGGCTAGAAAAGGCCTTTTGCTAACAGGAGATTACGGAACCGGGAAATCAACTATAATGCAAATTCTAAATAAATACTTATGGTTTATTGGAGGACGTGATCCCGGGGATTATCCCATTGGAGGATTCAGGATTGATTCCGCCTCTTATGTTGCTACTGGGTTCTCGATGAAAGGACGGGATTATTTGGAACTGTATACTTACAATAGTGGAATCCCTAGGACGATCTGTTTTGATGAATTAGGAAGGGAGCCCATTCCTTCTAAGCATTTTGGCACGGAGTTGAATGTTATGCAGTATATTCTTCAATGTCGATATGAATTGAGATACGAGTGTAAAACTCATATAACGACCAATCTTTCTATAGAAGAGATTCAGGATCGATATGGTGCATATATCGCTGATCGCATTAATGAAATGTTTAATGTAATCGAATTGAAAGGATCTTCCCGCAGATGAGAATACTCCTAAATATCCTCCTTCTCCTAGGAGTTAACATCTTATTTTATCTGGTAGTCTACGCAATATCAGACTACTTAATGGGTGTGATTAATTAAACAACGAATGATATGAATAAAACTCACGGTTCTTTATTTAGCGGCTTTGATGCCCCTAGCGTTGCAGCGTCATGGATGGGTTGGAAAAATGCCTTTCACTGTGAGATAAACTCTTTTTGCAACGAGATACTAAAATATTGGTTTCCTGATTCAGAGCATTATGAAGATATTACAAAGACAGACTTTAGTCAATGGAAAGGAAGAATCGATGTCCTCACAGGCGGATTTCCTTGCCAGCCTTTCTCCCTTGCAGGTCAGAGAAAGGGAGCGGATGATAACCGTTACCTCTGGCCAGAAATGTTACGAGCAATACGCGAAATCCGACCCACTTGGGTTATTGGTGAAAACGTTGCTGGAATCCTCACAATGGTTCAGCCCGGCGAGTAGACTGAAATGGGAAGCCAAACCGCTCTTTTCGGAGAAGATAACCGAAAAAGAGTATTGTTACGACAAGAGTATGTCGTCGAAACCATCTGTAAAGACCTTGAACGAGAAGGATATTCCGTCCAACCGTTGCTTATTCCGGCTTGTGCCGTCGGAGCGCCCCACAGAAGAGACAGAGTGTGGTTTGTTGCTCACAGGAATGATGCTCCCCACCCCGACCTCGATAGATGCCGGAACGGGAAGAATAAACAAGAGCCGCTCACCCAATGCAAAGGAACGTCCAACAATTGCTTTAGCAGCAAAGATGGGGTTGTTACCTACTCCCAATGCCCGAGAAGCGGACAAATACGCAAAAAAGTACAATCCAAACAGTCAGATGGGAACAGCTTTGACCGCAATGGCGGTAAACGGGATGTTGCCAACGCCAAGAGCAAACAAAGTGAACGGGATAGACTTGAACAACCCAAAGATTGCGCAACGGAACAAAGGGAATCTGGAAGAAGCAGTAGCGAAAATAATTCAAAATACGCCACTAGAGGGTGGAAAAACTTCCCAACTCAATCCCCTGTTTGTCGAGGAAATGATGGGCTTCCCGTGCATGACAACTGTATTTCCTTATTTGAAGAAAGAAATAAAATGGATAGAGATTATATAATTTACAATAGTTTGAAGAGCAAGAAGCTTTATGTTAATTATGATACTGGAGAGATATATTCTACATCCATACGAGGGTATGAAGGTGAGCATATTAAATTGAAAGGAAGTGTATGTAGTGGATATATTGTACATACAATATCTTTTAATGGGATCAAGAAACAATGCCGTGCGCATCAGATAGTTTGGATTTCAGCAAATGGTTTGTATGATAAAGAAAAATATCAAATAGATCATATAAATAGAAACAGACAAGATAATAGGCTTTCTAATTTGCGCTTAGTTACTTGCAAGGAAAATATTGCGAATCAAGAAAGACATGGCACCAATATTCTATCAATTGAAGACAGGTTAAAGGTATGTGAACTATTTTATATAGGACACATGAAAATGAGAGAGATTGCAGAAGACTTTGGTGTTTCAAAGAGTACTATATTTAATATAATACATAAAATTAATGTGGACAACCTTACCATTCCTTTCACAAAATGGAGACAGGAATCAGTCAAAGGATATGGAAATGCCATAGTTCCGCAGGTGATTCTTGAAATTTTCAAAGCGATAGAAGAATTAGATAATTGATTAAACCTTGCAAGTTCTTGAATGATTATCAAGGATTTGCGTAAAACAAGAAAGAAAGGAACCAAATGAAGATAATAGTAAGTTTTTCTGGCGGAAAGGATTCACAAGCTTGCTTGATTCAAGCTGCCAATAAATACGGAGCTGATAAAATAGAAGCTGTTTTCTGTGATACTGGTTGGGAGCATCCCGAAACCTATCAACATATTAGTGACGTGTGCAAACAGCTTGATGTTAAATTAGTAGTTTTGAGAAGCAAGAAATATACTGATTTTGTAGATATGTCTATCAAGCGCTCCCGGTTCCCGTCTTCCCAAAGAAGGTTTTGTACTTCGGAATTGAAAATTAAACCGATGATTGATTACATTCTCTCACTTACTGAACCTTGCGTGATTATACAAGGCATCCGGGCAAAGGAAAGTGAAGAGCGTGCTAAACTTCCCTATGAATGCAATTACTTTGGGGAGTATTACGAACGCATTAAAAAGAATCGCAAAGGAAAGATTGTTGAAGTATGGAAGCAGGATTATCGTAGAAAAGATGTACTTAAATGGTGTGAACACTATGATGCAAGCGTTTCCCGTCCGATTTTTCAGTGGTCGGCACAAGAAGTAATAAATCATATCTTATCTGCCGGACAAAAGCCAAATCCTTTGTATTTTCGTGGATTTTCCCGTGTTGGTTGCTATCCTTGTATTATGTGCCGAAAGCAGGAAGTCAAACTCATTTCACAAGAAGAGTTCGGGCGTAACCGCTTGATAGATGCAGAGCAAAGGATGAAAGAAGAAACTCCAAAAGGCTCGTCTTTCTTCTCACCCGGTTACATCCCTGATCGTTTCTGTAAAAATAGGACTTATCCAACAGTACAGGAAGTTTTCGAGTATGTGAACCGTAACGATGTCGGTATGGATGATATGTTTGAGCCAGAAGGTGGGTATAGCTGTATGAGTCTTTATCATGGACTTTGTGAATAGGAGTTTAATTTAAAACAGAATAGAAATGAAAGAAATAAATTGGTATACAATACCTGGTTTTTCATTTTATCAAATAAGTGATAATTTTCAGGTAAAAAGTAATAAGTCTTCGCGAGAAATATTAATGAAGCCTAACAAAGATCAGGTTACATTAAGATCAGACGATGGCAATAAAGCAACTATAAGATTACCCCGTTTACTTTTTGCTGCTAAAAACAATATTAATCCAAAGTATCTTCATCTAACGGGATATATTGTTTGTATGAATAATAGTGGTCCCTGTCTTATGGGAAAAGATGAATATCGTTCTTTCATCGTGGAAAAGGTAAAGGAAAGGCATAAATCAATAGATGTTGATTGTATACTGAAAGAGTGCCAGGAGGGTATAGATTTTATTAATTCTATTAAATGTTTTTTTGAAACAGGTAATTCGTCGCAGCTTGTTACAGTGCTATATAGCAAAGAAGATATTTTAGTTCGATATATACTTGACACTCTGCATGTAACTAATATAGATACGGCAAGGGATATGTTCAGAGATGCTGTTGATATTTGTCTTGATACTATTATGGGAAGGAAAAGGGTCGTAATCTCTATCTGCTCTTATATGAAGGCTATTTGTCGCAGTCTTTATTCAAAAAGAATGAAATATAAAATTCACTTTAAAGATATTAATCATAATGAGTAAAGAAGATTTGTTTATCCTATTTGGTATTGAAGACTTAAAGGATCTTCCTAATGCTGTAATAAATCTGTTGGAGGAAGATATCGATGCTAGAAATGAAGTTTATAAAGAACTTATTCGAAAGAATAACGGAGATATGTCTTACGATTGGTTTCAAGAGATATACGAAACCGAATTGTCTGAACGTAAACAGAAAAAGCAGGATTTCACTCCGAATATTCTTGGAGTTCTTTGTTCAAAGTTAACAAGTCAATCCGGTTCCATTCATGAACCCACAGCCGGGAATGGTTCTATGATAATCGCTGACTGGTGGCAGCGCTGTAAGCAAAAGATGCCATGGGAGCATTTCCCCTCACAGAATATGGTGACATGTTGGGAGTTGTCTGCACGTTCGATACCTATTCTGCTCCTTAACTTGTCAATTCGTGGTATCATGGGGTATGTTTATCATGGTGATGTTTTAACAAGGGAAGTAAAGCAAAAATATATTCTTCTCAATCGAAAGAATGATGCGCTTGCTTTCTCTGAGGTGATTAAAGTTGATGTCAATACTAAAATAGTAGAAGTATGAAATTGAATGACGTATATAATGAATGGTTGCCTGTTAAGAGAAGGCAAGTTAAGAGCTCAACGCTAAGCTGTTATCAGCTTATATATCTGAATATACTTGCTCCCCGGTTTGGTAATACAGACGTAGAGAACATGGGGAAAAAGGTTGTTGCAGCATTTCTCTATGAACTTCTTGATTCTGGTACCAAGTCAAAGAAATACTGTTCGGATATTCTAATCGTCATAAAGATGCTTATTCGCTTCGCCGGTGACGAATTGGACATCGATGTTCCCGACACCACATGGAAGGTTATTTGGCCAACCAAGAACAAAGTTGTCACGCCCAAATTAGAGCGCTACACGCCTGAAGAATACCGTAAAATAGTGAGTTATGTTATGGATAATCCATCCCCTCGAAATTTAGGTATTTTATTGACTATATGCACCGGTATGCGGATAGGCGAAGTTTGTGCATTACAATGGCAGGATGTAGATCTTGTTGGCAAGGTAATTCACGTTAATAAAACGATAGAACGTATATATCTCCCTGAAAATATAGGTACCGACAAGAAAAAGACAGTGGTAGAGATAGGATCTCCTAAAACAAATTCATCAGATAGATACATACCTATTCTTAAGGATATTTTCCCTATTGTGAAGAAGTTCTCAGCCGTATGCAAGCCCGAGTATTATGTCTGTTCCTGCTCTGAGGGGTTTGTTGAGCCTCGAACTTTACGTACATATTATCGAATATTCATCCTTGAAAAAGTGAAGTTGGATCATTGCATTAAATTTCATGGGTTGCGCCACACTTTCGCAAGTACCCTGATTGAAAATAAAGTTGATGTTAAAACAGTCTCTACAATTCTCGGACATTCGGATATAAGTACAACCCTTGATGTATATGTACATCCATCGGATGAAGCCAAAAGAGGTGCTGTTAATGGGGGCTTAAAAGGAATATTCAGATAATTAATTCAAATCAAATCAGAAATGAAAGAAATAGAACTATATAATGACCATTTCCAGAATTATAAAGTCTATGGCATTCCTAAGGCTCAACTAATCATAGCTGATGTCCCTTACAATTTAGGCAATAGTGCTTATGCTTCTAACCCTTCATGGTATGTGGACGGAGATAACAAGAACGGGGAAAGTGATAAGGCCGGCAAACAATTCTTTGATACCGATAAAGATTTTCGCCCTGCCGAGTTTATGCACTTCTGCTCCCAAATGCTTGTAAAGGAACCCAAGGAAAAAGGCAAGGCGCCTTGCATGATAATATTTTGTGAATTTGAAGACCAGTTCCGGTATATTGAACTGGGTAAAAGATATGGGCTGAATAATTACATCAATCTTGTATTTAGAAAGAACTTTTCAGCGCAAGTCTTGAAAGCCAATATGAAGATAGTCGGCAATTGTGAATATGGATTGTTGCTTTACCGCGATAAACTTCCAAAATTTAACAACGATGGTCGGATGATCTTCAATTGCTTTGATTGGGTGGTGGACAATGAAACTCCGAAGGTTCATAGCACGCAAAAGCCGGTTCCTTTGCTTCGTAGACTGATAGAGATATTCACCGACAAAGGTGATGTCGTTATTGATCCATGTGCCGGAAGCGGTTCTACCTTATTAGCTGCTGCCCAGTTGGGACGCAGGGCATACGGATTTGAGATTAAAAAAAAGTTCTTTGCTGATGCGAATAAATTTGTGTTATCACGTATCCAGCAATCGCTATTTGTGTAATTTAAATAAAAATAGAAATGAATTTAAACGAATTAAGAGATAAGGCCTACAAAAACGCTTGTGAGCACGAATTTCACGATCAGGAGTTGAACTTATTAGGATATTGTATGCAATACGAAGACGAAGAATGGGAGGATTAACTATGACCGAAGAACTTGTAACATTAGAGACAGTGACGCTACTTAATGATATACTACCTTATCGAGATTATTATCGACCACCACAATCATTGGTGCAAAAATGGCTGCGTGAAACCAAGAATATGCACGTCTGCATATATAGAAGTGCTTTCGGTTATGGATACGATATATCTAAAGCAGACAATGGCACTCATATAACCGATGGAATATTTGACGGTCCTAACGATGGCGGTCAGTGGGACACCTACGAAGAAGCATTGGAAGTCGGAATACAAGAAGCGTTAAAACTAGTGGAGGAGGAATAGCCATGCCAATAAGCGAAACAGCAGAATTAATACTTAAAATAGCGTTATTCATCCTCAATGCCACAACCGTTGCCATTGTTGTAATTTTGATAAGCAAATGGCACAGACGCATGGAGGACAAGCTGAATGGCATCAAAAGTTATATTCAGCACGTAACGGATCGCAATGACATCGTATACATCAATCAGCTTGAAGAGATAAAAAGAATACTGATAGAGTCTGAACGTTACGAAGATGCAGCCAAGATAAGCAAGTGCATTGAGGATGAATACAGTAAACTTAAAAGAAAAATAGAAGACAGAGAATAAATAATTGATCCTTTAAAATGATTATGAAGCAAGAGATAAACAGCAACCTACTGGCGGAATGTATGAAGGAAGCCATGAAAGTGGAATTCCTGGAAACCAACGAAGAGATAAAGCTATATGCTTATGCCCTGTATAATGCGGAAATGTGGGGGAAGAGTGTAAAATAATAAACTGAAATTACTAACTTTGTGCTACATGTCAAGTGGCATGTAGCTAATCAGACGAAAAGACATGAAGTTATCAGTAAAACAGGAAAAATTTTGCAATTACTATATTGAGTGCGGGAATGCATCTGAGGCTTATAGGCGTGCATATCCAAGTAGTGAAAATTGGGCTGATAAAGTGGTATGGACAAAAGCGTCGGCTCTGTTAGATAATGGTAAGGTTTTGGTAAGGGTAAAAGAGCTTCAAGAAGAACTAAAGAGGAAATCAGACATTACAAAAGAAGAGGTGTTAAATATGCTTAAAAGCTTTATGTATGCTGACATTCGTAATTTCCTTACCATAAAAAACGGCAATGTCATTTTCAAAGATAGCGAAGATTGGACTAATGAAATGGCAATGCAGGTCGAAAGCGTGAAACAAGGAAAGGATGGGATTGAAATAAAACTAAATGGGCGTACATGGACTATCCAGCGCATTTGCAAAATGCTTGGCTTTGATTCTCCTCAAGATATGAATATAAACATTGTATCTCCTATGAGTAAAGAGGAAGCCAAACGAATAATAGAAGACTTATGATGGGGGAAGGATATGATTACATACGGGCATTTTGCTTGTCAGGAACATTGAACTATACGAGGTATTTCTTTAAAGCAAGATTTGGTCGTAAATTTGTAGTAAACGACCATCACGTAAAGATATGCCAGGCTCTTGATGATGTGATTGACGGAAAAATAAAGAAACTGATTATAAACATAGCTCCGAGGTATTCCAAGACGGAATTAGTAGTTAAGAATTTCATATCGTATGGACTTGCAATCAATCCATCTGCCAAATTTCTTCATTTGTCTTATTCTGATGATCTTGCTAATGATAATTCGGAGGAAGTAAGAGATATAGTTAAGTCGGAAGAATACAAGTGTATATTTCCTTATGTAGGCATAAAGAAAACTAGTGATGCAAAAAAGAAATGGTACACAACAGAAGGAGGTGGCATGTACGCTACGGCTGCTGGGGGGCAAGTTACAGGTTTTGGAGCCGGTGCTGTCGATGATGAAAACGATTTATCCGAAGCATTAGACGAATTCAAACCTTCTTCTAAATTTGCAGGTGCATTGATTATTGACGATCCGGTTAAGCCTGAAGATGCGATATCTGACACTCCTAGGGAAAAAGTAAATCAAAGATTTGAAACAACAATAAGAAACCGTGTAAACTCACGGAATACCCCTATCATAATCATCATGCAAAGGCTTCATGAGCATGACCTTTGCGGATATTTAATGGAAACGGAGCCAGGAGAATGGACTGTTTTGTCACTTCCTGTAATAGTCTATGAAAATGGAGAAGAGAAAGCCTTATGGGAGTTTAAGCATACACTTGAAGAACTGCATAGAATGCAAAAAGTAAACAGCTATGTCTTTGAAACTCAATATATGCAGAATCCTACTCCTATGGAGGGCTTAATGTATAGTAAATTTAAAACTTATGATACTATACCAATCACAAATAGGGCAATAAGAAAGAATTACACAGATACAGCAGATACGGGGAGTGATTATTTATGCTCTATTGACTATATTGATACGGAGATAGGAAATTTCATTCTTGATGTCCTTTTTACACAAAAGGACATGGAATTTACCGAGCCGGAAACAGCTAAAATGCTTACTAAAGACCAAATATCCAAGGCGAATATAGAAAGCAATAATGGAGGAAGAGGATTTGCTAGGAATGTAGAGAAACAGATGCGGATAATTGGTAATCCTAGGACTCAAGTAAGCTGGTTTCATCAGTCAAAAAACAAGGAGGTTCGGATCTTTACCAGATCTTCCGAGGTGATAAATCTTACTTATTTTCCTACTGATTGGGAAAGGAGGTGGCCGGAGTTTGCGTCTCAACTGAAAACATATAGGAAGAAAGGAAAGAATGCTTATGATGATGCTTGCGATGCTCTTACAGGAACTGTGGAAATGAGAGGTGAAATAGATGTCCTGTACTACAAGAAAGAAGAGATGGGAGAAAATAACCATATATTTGTTGAGATACACCCGAATATTAATGGGCTATTTATAATGGTTTCTTATTGTGCTGTTGACGGAAAGATATTCATGATTGATTGCTTGTTCTCCGATTCGTTAATACCTGTTGACCAGCTTATTAATAAAATAGACGGGAATGCACAAATGGAGATACCTGTTGAGATGAAACATTATGCAGACGATTATAGAAGGCGTGTTGATCATAATTTGTGGGTAAGAGAAGAAACAGCAGACAAGAAAACCATGATTGAATCTTATAAATCGATTATTAAAACAATCTGTTTTCCAGAATTGGATGATTCATTTAGTGCATTAATAGCTAATATGTCTGATTATGACGGCATTAACAGTTTTGAAAGTATGTATGTGCTATCTTGTGTATGTGCTCGTGTAAAGTCTTCTGAAATGATATAATTGCATGAAAATATTCTTTTATTTTTATTTGGACTAAATAGAAATTATTTCTATATTTGCAGTGAGGATACCAATCCCTTCGTGTGAAGACGCACGGAACCTATACGTTTTTATACTATCGGATTTTTTCGTTAGTGTTTTTGTCCGTAAAGACCTCTTCATTTCGTAGGGAATGGTTATCTCAAATCAGATAATCATTCTTTTTATGTCTAAATTAGGAAATTGGTTTCAAAAAAGGATTAATATATCTGTTCCCTCCATGAGAGAGACAGTAAAAGCTATTGAAAAGGATTCTAATGGGAATTTCTGGTATCTTTCCAATTTCTTCTCGCCATCTGGTAAAATTAAAAATGATTATGATCTAACATTGGATAGGGATAAAGCAGATTCTCTTCTTGTATGTACCCCATTTTCTACTGTTATAAATAAAATAGGTTCTCTTTTTGCGAATGGGAAAATATATGTCACAGACAAGGAAGGTAATGAAAAAGAGGGATATAACGACATTAGAGAGTTGTTGTCACGTCCTAATCCACTTCAAACAAGGGTTGGTTTTTTAAAAGAGATTGAGATGTCTCTTAAACTTTTCGGATATTGTCCCATTTTTACAGTAAGAGCAACAAAAAAATCATTGCCACTCGCAATGTATGTCATACCTGCACAGATATTTCACATGGCTTCTTCTGGGAAACTATTTCGCCAGTATGATATAAAGGATATTGTTTCTAGCGTATACTTAGAGTGGGATGGTTTGCGGGAAGAATTATCAGACGAAGACTACTTTGTAATTTACGATAGTTCTGCAAATGTTAATGGTTCCAATCGAGATATAGAATTCTCTTCTGTTACAGACTCCCTTTCTATGCCGGTTAATAACTGGATTGCAGCGATGACAGCCAGTTATCAATTAATTGTAAATGGCGGTCCCAAAGGGATTATTTATTCTGATTATACCGATAAGATGGGTAATCAAGTTATGACACCAGAGGAAAAAGAAATATTGGAATCTAAACTAAAAGAAAAATATGGCATTCTCAATAAATTCCCAATTCTGACATCAAAGATAAAACTTGGTTGGATTCCTTTGAATTATGATTCCTCCCAGCTTAAACTTCATGAAGAGGATGAACGATGTAGCAGAAAGATATGCAATGCGGTAGGAGTTGATTATAGCTTATTTGATGAATCTAAATATGACAATAAAAGCATAGCTGAAAAATCAGCTTATCAAGGTCTTATTATTCCTGATTCTGAAAAAGTTGCAGAAGCTTTAACGGACGCTATTTGCCCTAAGGGTGTTTTTATAAAGCTGGATTATACCCATGTAGACTGCCTTCAAAAGGATAAATCATCATCTTCTTCTGCATTTCAGAAAATGGCTTCTTCTTTAATTCAGTTAGTTGAAAAAGGTCAAATAACTCTTGATGAATCCAGAAATGAGCTAGCAAAGTTTATAGATATTGATCCTGATAATCCAAAAGGTGAATTAAAAACTAATAACTCTATTGAAAATGGATAAAACTAATAAATATAGCGGAAGAATGGGGATGCAGTATAAGACATTCTCCATTTATGCTAAAGAAGTAAATTACGACAACGAAAGCCGTACTATTAGCGGTTATGCTGCGGTCTTTGGGAATAAAGATAAAGCCGGAGATATATTGGTTAAGGGTTGTTTCTCGAAGAGTATCCAAGATCGAGGTCCAGAGAGTTCTGCAAATGACAAGATAATCATGTTGTGGATGCATAACATGAATGAACCTATAGGTCGGATTACAGTATTGAACGAAGATGAAAAGGGGCTTTATTTTGAAGCAATAATAGATGAAGTACTGAGAGGAGAACAGGCAATAAAACAGCTCGAATCTGGAACTTTAAACCAGTTCTCTATAGGTTATCAATATGTGTGGGAAAATTGCGAATACGATGCGGAAAAAGACGCTTTCATTGTGAAAGAGGTAAAGCTTTATGAGATATCAGTAGTCTCTATCGGTTGCAATGGGAAAACTGAATATTTGGGGTTAAAATATATAGAAGATACTGAAAAAGCTTATGAAGAATTAAATTTCGAAATATCTGAAATGTGTTCAGGAATGTCCGCATCCAAGCAACAGAAGATACAAAAAATTATATCAAAAGCAATGTCACTTGCATCTTTCAAGCCGGAGAATCGGAAAGAATCTTCACTTGAAGAAAAGGAAGCCGACATGCATGGAAATAAGGTGAAATCGATGTTCAAAAATTTAAAATTAAAGTAAGTATGGGAAAAGAAGTGAAAAAGATTGAGTTTAAAGACTTTCTTGATACAAAAGGATTGTCCGAAGATGAATCTAAGGTTTTCGATGTGTTTTCCAAAGGGCTTGACGGCTATATGGAAGCTCTCTTTGATCAGTTTATGAAAGATGAAATTGATTCTAAGTCCATGAAGGAATCAATCGAAGATGCAATAAAATCTATTGAGGAGTTAAAGAAAGAAGTAAAAGGATTTGCAGATAGTGAATCTATCAATGAACGCTTAAAATCTTTTGAAGAAACAATTGTACGCATTAAGGCGGCCACCGAAAAGACAAAAGGAGGAGATATAAGATTTAAGTCTCTTGGAGAACAAATTGCTGATGCTTGCAAAGGTTTTGTAACCGAGATTAATGGAGTAAAAACAATTGACGTTGAAGCTCTGAAGAAAAAGGGTGGGGTTAAATTTGATGTCGTAGTGAAAGAAGCTGCCGCTCCTGTAATGACTACAGGCGGAAGTCCTGTTGCTGGTGGAATTACAATTGACGAACAAATCAGTGTAGCTCCTCGTAAACGTGCATCTATCCGTGACGTGGCTAATGTAGCAAGTATTTCCACTCCGTCCGTAGTATATGCTGAATTGAAAGATGTTACCGGTGATGCTGCATGGGTCCCCGAAGGAGGTTTAAAACCTTCAATGACAGCATCCGTGGAGACTGTTACCGTTTCTGCTGGAAAGGTAGCTTTGACAGCCAAGGTTACAACTGAAGTTTTACAAGATATTCCGCAATTGGAAAGAGAAATTGAAGCCGAGATCATCAATAAGATTGGCTTGAAAGAAGAAGATGGTATTTTCAATGGTACCGGAACCGGTGGCCAGATAAAAGGAGTCGGTGATTCTATTCCGGCATTTTCTCTGACGGGAATTGAAGTGTCCAAATCACCTAATATGTATGATGCGATCGTTGCTGCCTATACGCAGATTGTAAGCGTAAGCAACATGGCCTACTCTCCGAATGCCATTCGGATGAATCCGGTAGATTATGCCAATATGCAGCTCACAAAGAATGACAATGGTGATTATATCCGCCCATTCAAGATTGGGGATGAATTGATTACCGGACTCCGTGTGATTCAAGATCCGAATGTGACGCTCGGTTCTTTCCAGATGGGAGACTTCCGTTATCTGTTTATTCGGGATTATGTTGTTCTTTCTATGAGTATAGGCTGGGAGAATGACGACTTTACTAAGAACTTGGTTACTATCTTGGGAGAAAAGAGAATGCTTGCTTATATCAAGTCGCAGTACAAGACGGCATTTGTAGCTGATACATTTGCCAATGTGGTTACTGCTATAACCAAAAGTGCTTAACGTTAAAAGATAAAATATAAAATATGAAAAGAAGTAATATTAATACAGCAAAAAGCGACAAGTCCTATAATTTGGACTTGTCGGAAGTGTACAAAGTGACATTTCAAAAGGATTTCGGGGCATTTAAAGCTGGGGATGAAACCCATGTTTCTCTTCCGATTGCGATGAAATGGGTAAAGATGGGAATAGTTTCGGAAACTTCTGAAATTACTTCTGCGGCCGCCACTGCAGGATGCTCTGACCTTTTGAAAAAAGATAAGAAGAAAGGAGAATAAACGATGATTATTGACGGCTCATACTTTACGGGAGTGCTAAGTCTCGGTATTATCTGGAATATAGACGATGATTCAATCACAAGAAAGGCAGAAAGGGATAATCTTCAATCGTATATCGACTTATACGAGAAAAAGTATCTCCGAATGGTCTTGGGAAAAAGTATGAGTCGTGAATTCATTGAATATATCCTATCAAGCGATAATGATGTCGATAAATGGGAAAAACTGAAAGAAAAGCTTTCTAATAAAGGATATAGTCCGGTGGCTAATTATGTATATTTTCATTATGTAAGAAGATGTGTCATAAAACAGACTCCGGTAGGAACTGTATATGCTTCTGGCGATGAGAAGGCTAATCCTAATATTCTTTTGGTTTCTGCCTGGAACGATATGGTACAGATGAATAAGGACCTGTATGACTTTCTTGAATCAGATAAGGAATATGAAGGTTTTTCTTTCAACTGCACTATGCTTGAATGTATTAATGGAATGGGAATATGAAATCAATTAATGACATATTTAGAGATGTTGTTGCAGATACTGCTAAGATATACGGTAATAACGTATCTTATATGTTTGGGGATTGGGAATACATTGCAGGTCAATTGACAGAATGGAGTGAGTCTCAGAAAACAAGTTGCTTAAAATTCCCTATAATATGTCTGTATTCACCATATATCGAAGATCGTACATCCAAAACTTTCGGTGCAACTCTTGAATTTCTTATTATGATTGATACTCAAAAAGGGTATACTAACGAGGAAAGAGAGAAGGTTTCTTTTCAAAGAGTGCTTCGGCCAGTGTATGATGCATTTATTCGTAGCATATTATCCTCTCCTGACCTGATTAATGAATATAGCGGTATAGTTCCCCATTTGTATACGGAAAACTACCGATATGGCAGAAAAGGCGTGGAAGCTGACGGAAAACCATTTAGAGATTTCATTGATGCTATTGAGATAAAGAATTTGAATATAAAAATCAAAAATAATAAATGTTATGGCGATAGAACTTAGAGAATGTGCTGGTATAGCTCAGTTTAATACCGGTTCCTCAAAATGTTTGCTTGATCCCGGAAAGGTAAAGGCTATTATATTGACTATGCATGGTTATAAGCTACCGGCAAATGCGACTGCTGAATTACTGGAGGCTGCTTGTCACGATGATAGACCAAATCGAATCTTTCCGATTAAAACCATTATTGAATACGCACCTTCTGGCGGTGAAGCGAATAAAAACGCTGTCGGTTACGGTCCAAATAAAATCACTTCGTATTCAGCAAAAGATGATGTGTGGACTGTCGATGAATATGACGCCAGTTTAAAGGCAAATATCATGGCTGCTAAAGGAGTGGCTTTTGATGCCTATTTCGTGGATGAAAACAATGTTGTTTATGGGATGAATGACGGGACTGATATTTTAGCCGGTATTCCTCTTGCTGGTATATATCCGGGTGGCCAAGATTGGGATTCGTCCGGTACCGAGGCTAATTTAACGGTAGGCACAATGTTCAAGGACTATGAGAAGTATGTGAAAAATGCTGATTACCGTGTATATAAGTTCGATGTAGTGGAAGCCTTGAAAGGCCTTGTATATGTTGAACTTGTAAAACTGGATACCGGAGAGAACAATTATAAATTGAAAGAGCACTTTGGAAATCTGGATATCACTTCTTTCTTTGGTGCGGTACTGGCTGAAGGTGCAACAACTTGTTTTGATGGTGAGGTGTCCGCTGTTAAATTTGAGAATGGAAATTTGGTTATCACAGCAACCGGTACTCCTTCCTTGAAGTCTCCGAAGGTTCTACAAGAGAATGGTGTTGTCGGTATTGAACAATGGAAGGCATGAAAGTCGAAGGTATCAATTTCGTAGACGAAGAAGTGCGGAAAATGAAGAAAAAAGAGTTTATTGCTAAACATAAAGTCCTTTTTTCTGGTCGGACTGAAAATGAAAAGGAAAGTATTCTCTCTGATATCTATGATAGAATTGTAGGTGTCAGATCTCCTTCAGAGAGTATTATTTAAAGTGGTTATTTTTCAGAGGAGGGAAGGCTGTAGCCTTCCCTTTTTCTATTATTTATCAATTGAATATGGCTACAATAAAAGAAGCATTGGATAATGTGACAGCTTTTGTTAATGGGTTTGAAGGAGAGATTCAAAATACCATGGATTCGAACAAATCTCTTGTTAGGGAATTTGTGACAGAGCAGTTGTATTCAGGTGTAAATGGGAATGATAAACCATTGCGACCGACTTACTTGAATGACCCTTGGTTTGCTACTGATGAAGCCGGGAAGTGGAAGAACAATGCAAAGGGGTACGCTAAGATGAAGAAGAGAATAACAAAACCTACTCCCTCTTTCCAGGGCTATCCGGCTAGAGATATTTATACTCCCAACCTCATTATAACAGGCGAATTCTATGATTCTATACGTGTCTCTTCGTCCTCAAAGGGATTGAAGATAGAAACAAGAGGAAGCGACATAGGCCCGGATATAGAAAGGAAGTATGGGAGTGCCATATTGGGAGTAGGAGGGAAGTCTCGTGAATACTTCCTCAAATATGTACTTAATCCGGCTCTCAAAAATTACTTTTCAAAATTTGGCGTATTATGAGTTGTTGGTGTCAAGGCAATAAGAGGCTTGCTTCTGAAGAGAAAATGCGGGAAATCGCAAAGAAGGCGGCTAAAATGGAGAAATCAGTGTATGTTCTATTCAAAAAAGAGGATGGCAGTATTTGGTATGCAAAAGAGGGAGAAGAATACAAAGGTGTTTTCGTCGAATACATATATCCGTAATACGAAGAATAGAATAATATTTGGTGTGCATTGTTAGAAAAATCACGGGGGTTATACAAAAAGTTTAGGAAAAATAGAACAATAAAACACCGTCGAGAGAAAAATAAAATAATTGTTTGCCAAATAATAAAAACTTGCTATATTTGTAGTGCGATACAGCTTGGGGAAGCGCATATAAGATATTAAGTATTTCCATAGAGTTGGGAATATATAAACAGTGCCGAAAGATCCTCAAGCGTTCGGTGCTGTTTTTTTTATATTCCTGTGTGTGAAAGGGCACACTACGAAAATTGTATGAATGATATTCAGATTTTCAAAAATGAAGCTTTCGGTGAAGTGCGTGTAGCCGGAACAAGTGAAGAACCATTATTCTGCTTGGCAGATGTTTGCAAGATACTTGATTTGCATACAGGTATGACCAAACAAAGGTTAGATGAAAAGGGTGTAAGTTTGATTGATACCCCTACAAATGGAGGGATTCAGCAGCTTATATATGTGAATGAAAAGAATCTATACAAGGCTATCATGCGTTCGGATAAACCACAAGCAGAACCTTTTCAAGATTGGGTATGTGGAGAAGTTCTTCCTTCTATCCGCAAACATGGTATCTATGCTACCGATAACGTTATAGATCAAATCTTAAACAACCCGGATTTTGGTATTGAGATTCTCACTAAGTTAAAAGAAGAACGGTCGGCACGCATTGAAGCAGAGAAACAGGTAGCAGTACTAACTCATGTCAATAAGACCTATACATGTACGGAGGTTGCGAAAGAGCTAGGGCTTAAATCGGCAATTGAACTCAATAACCGTTTAAAAGAACTTGGCGTACAATACAAAGTTAATCAGACGTGGGTTCCATACACCAAATACTCTACGCTTGGTTGGTTTGATATAAAGCAAGAGGTTGCTGACAACGGTCATATTATCTACCATAGAAAGATTACCGGAATTGGCAGACAGGGTATCATCAATCTGTTGGCAATGTGATTAATCAAAGAAAGGGCAGCCCTGAAGCTACCCTTTCCCGCTGATTGGCGTCAACTAATGTGCCGGACCGAAGCCCCTGACAAAATCTATTTCTTGTTAATAAGCTCTTGTAGCATCTTGTTCGTCTCGACAGCTAACGAAGTCATAAGAAAGCCATCTTTACACATCTCATGTACTTGACCGAATATCCGCTTTAAATTCGATTCCATGCTTTCTTTTGGATTATATACCACTTCTTCCTTTCCATAGGGTATCATTCCACCGTAGATACTTCCGTGTTTATTGCGGCCGCTAGCGAGCGTTTGTTGCAATGATTGGTTGAATTCCTTGATTTGCTTTTTGACGATGCGTTCTGCGTACTTGGTGCAACGCTCGGATCGGAGTTTCTCTTCCATTTCGTTGAAGGCGTTGATGTAGGCTTCCTTGAACTGGGCGGCTACCTTTCCGGTGAAACCCATGGCGAGGAAGGTGAAGCCGTCACGGGTCATGTAGTACATGGGGTAGACCTTGCTAACATTTCCATTTTTCTTTGTGTAGTCAGAAGGCGCAAAATTGCGCTCTCTGAATAATATGCTACAATCCAGCAATTTAATCGCTTTCAGTACATCTTTATGTGCCTTCCTGAAGTAATCCGCAACCACCAAAGAAGAGGTTACGGCTTGCCCGTTTTTCGCTTCTACCAAATCAATCCTATCGGTAGACCATAATTCCAAACTTCTTGTTTCCATAATGATTTTATTTATTATTTAATGTGTTGATACTATCGTGTCGCTCTTGCTTAGCACATGAAAAACTTGTCGTTATCATCACCGAACATCTTATATCCGGCAAGCAGACTTAAAATGATGATTGTCATTTCTATCATGATCGTATATTTTGGATATAGTTGTGGCCGTCCGGCATTGGAACGGACTGCTGTAAATGAATTAGGGAAGGGGATTTGCTATACTATTCTAGCCAGCTTTCCGTCAGAAGGTTTTCCGCCAAACAGGTGGTTCAGATAAGCCAATCCCTTTTGGGTAACTAGCACTTTGGTTACGACAAATCCCGGATGATTGTTTCGCTCGATGAATTTCTCCTTCATCTCGAAGTATCCGGCATCAATAAACCTCTGTTTTGGCTCGTTGCGGTTGGCGAAGAATACGCCCGCTTTCCTTAGCTTGTCGAATAGGGTATTGCGCCCGAAACCGAGTTTCAGTATCTTGGCGGACATTCCTATGTCTACCTTGTCGTCGGTGGCAAAAGCTGCGTCGGCAAAGGCTGCCTTTGGCTGGAGTTTGGCGTTTTGCTGCTCCAGTTGCTTCTTCTCCTGCGCCAGCCGTTGCTTTTCCTCTTCCGATGATACTAGGGCTTTCAGGGCTTCGAGGTAGGTCTGGGGAGTTTGAGGTTTGCGCTTCTCTAGTTCGAGTTGTTCCCAGCGATCAATAATCTTCTCACGGAGTACTGCGTCGTAGCCGGAGGCTAGAATCAAACAACCTTTCTTGGTGAGTTCGAAGCAGGGGCTTTGTCTGTTGGATTTGTCTCTGTAAGAGGTCTCCACAAAATTGTGGGCAGATACCCCTTGTTTTAGTAAGTTCCTGATGTCTCGCAAGATAGCATCATGTCTTTTGCCTGTAAGTTCAGCTATTTCAAGCGAACTCATTCTGTCCGTCTCGTGGATTAACGTCGCCATCAAACTACTATTATTCGTTTGATTTTGATTGGATGTATTGTTAAGCATAAACAATAAAAAAGAGGTATAACTACCTTTCCCACTGCTTAACACATACATCCGATGCTGTGGTTCCATTACAGTTCCACATGGGGGTATAGTAATACCTCAAATATTTTAAATACAAGCATAAAAAATGCTCGCATGATTAATGCAAGCTTCGCTCGCATCGGATATTTATATGTTAAGCACCGCAAACATACAAACTATTTTTGAAAAATGCAAGAAAAAACAACTTTTTTGCGTGCGAAGTGAAGATATATGCTAATTTTCTTGCATTTATAAAGAGTTGTCAGTTATTTTGTCATATTGTATAACATAAAACACACACAGTTATGAAGATAATATTATATTTCTTAATTCCACTTTTTGTTATTTCTTGCACACTTTCGAATGATAAAAAAAGAGACATAAATTATATTACTAAAAATGGAGAACTGCTAGTTTCTGTTTTCAAGAAAGATTTTAAAAATAATAGAGGAAGCTATCATGTTTGGACGAAAGATGCAAAAAAAAACAAAGAACAAGTTGATTCTATTAGGGAAGAATTAGGACTTTTATCTAATTATACCATATATTTATATAGCGATAGTACTTTGGATGAAGGGCATTATTATGCATATTGCCTAGATTATTTCAAAATGAATCCTATTCAAAAATTTCATAATGAATATTCAAATGAAATTTATATAGAAGATAAAGATACAATAGCTTTTTTATCATCAGAACCAAACGGCGTGTATAATCTATATACTAGCAGGAAATTAACTTCTAAAGATATCAGTTTTATAAAAAATGCTGTTGGATCGTTAAAACTATATGATATAAATACTGCATTTTTGTATGAGGAAAAGACTAATAATCCAGGCGAAGAATTCTATGGATCATATAACGGACGTGTCGTAAGTATAAAGCCTTCTCCAAATGAAAAGATAGAATCAATGATAAAGGATTTGAATGAAGGAATAAAAATAAACTCTATAGCTAGTATTATCTTGTTTCAAGACCAAATAAAGAAGGGAGAAAAGCTGCTTTCTGAATGTGATGATAAATCTATGTGTGATAAGATTCGGAAGGCATTATCAGCCTTTCAAAAAAAGCATTTTCCTTTAGCTCGTAAGATGTATTATAACAACGCAAAAGAAAAGTTATGGGAAAAGAACATAGAAGTAAAACTAAGTGGGAGAGATATAACATTTGAAGGTTATATGTTTGCAGATAACGGTATTATAAAAGCGACTTATGAGGAAATCCGAAAAGAATTGGAGGACCTTAGATTTAAAACGGTTGGTTTTAGGTGGTATGAAGGGGGAGATAGAACCTACTGGAAGTTGAATGTGAAAGATGATGGAGAGATATAAATATAATATGGATATAATTGCTATAATAGGTGTTGTTATTGCTATAATAACTTTCATCTATCAATTCCATCGTAAGCCTAAAGAAAAGTTTTCTCATTTGAAAATACAATTTAAGGCTACCCAAAAGTTGTCTCTGCAAGTTCAAGCGGAGTTGAGGGAATTTATAGAAAAATATAACGCAGAAAACCAGTTTCTAATGCCGGGAATAACTTATCAAGCTTACTTGGCGCAGATGGAAAGGTCTTTTAATGAAAACTTATCTGATAGGTTATTAGAAAAGGTAGAGTCTCTTAAGCCTTCAGATAGTACTATTGATTCAATGCTTAAAAGTTTGGAAACGCAATTTGAAGCATTATTACAAATAGATACCCAGTTGCGTACTATTTTGAATTCCAATCCCAATAACACAATATAATCATGAAAACATCCAATTACGCCTCCAGATTATCCGTCAGCTGTGGCAAGAACACGGACAGCATGGAGAAACTTGCAAATTTATGTGAGCAAGAAGCCGAAAAGCTAGTGAAAACGCTGGATATTGCCGAAGGAGATGCAATATCCGTAATTTTTTCTACAATACCAGGCCCCGGATTCCCTGAACTTATCTGTGTGGGAGTATTCAGTAGGGACGAGAGTGGAAAGATCGTGTACGAACTGGATTTCTCGGAGTCAACATTGTAACTCATTCCCGCCCCTCTTGCGAAGGGCGGTTTTTTGTTTCTAATATAACTGTTATTAGTGTTCTTCCTCTATCTGATAGCCAGCTAGAAGTTAGTGCTATTAGTGAGAGAAAAGCTGGTGCTGAAACTGTTAATAATCTAAATATTACTTAAAAGATTTATGTAATGCTCTTGATAAAACTGTTGTTTGATGTTGTTGTTGTATATTTGTACGTCGATATGTACGAAACACATAATTATATAGCAATAACACTTACTAGAAATATAGATTGTCTTACAATTAATTATTTCTATGAAAGGAGATAAACATGAAGCCATTATTGTACACGCAACACACACTGATGATAGAAAATCCTTCTAAATCACTTCTCATGCTTACGAATCAGCTAAGGGATAAGAAGATATCCCATTTAGAAAGAGAAGATTTTTTTATTTTCCCCAATAAATAAATTCTAAAACAATAATCCTAGTGAGAGATACCTTATATGTATTTAATAGGATTTGGCGACATGTATGAATGAACTATATGATAAATCTGAAATAAACTTGGAAGCTGCTATTAAGTTGCATGAGGCAGGAATGTATGATGCAGTTTGTCATCCTTCATATTACTCATGTTTGCAATTAATGAGCCATAAATTAATAAGAAAGGGAATGTCTCTATATGAACAAGGGGTAAAAGCTTCTGCTGATTATAATGGTCATTCCCACAAATGTTTAATATATGAAACATGTAAATTTCTGAGATTTGAAGGGAGTAGGGATAAACAAAATTACATCAATAGCGTTAAACAATTAAAGGAGAAAAGAGAAGATGCAGATTATCATGAAATAAGAATATCACCCGATCAAAGTGATAAATGCATTAAATTGGCTAAAGATATAAGACAAAAAATAAACTCAATATAATATGGATGAAAGAATAGACAGAATTAAGGCGTTTCTAATTGAAATGAACTCTAAATTTAATAATTTAAAGTTTAGATGTGGACACGGTTCTTCAAACCATACATTTATTATTGAAGTAGCCCCCTTGTCAGAGTTTAACAATAACGAAGATTATGCGAGAGAAGAACTTTGTTTCGCTACACAATTTGATATTGATTATGCTGATTATGATATAATATTTGTATCTGAAGAAGATGTATGTAAAGCCCAAGATATATTATTTGAGATAGGGTATGATTCTCCTATAGAATATAAGAAAAATAACACTATCTTTGATTTTAATTTTGATTCTTGGCTTATAGAACAAAAGGAAGAAGAAATAAATTACGCATTAGCAGCATAAGTATGGAAGAGATAAATAAATCAGAATTTCGTTTTGACGGATATTTAATAAGAGAATCATCTATTAAAATAAATAAGGAGGTGAATGATGGTACCGAATTAGGTATATCAATTATTCCTAGAGGAGTGAAACATAAGGAAAAATTCATGTTAACTCTTGAAGTTTCTGTAAAAGATAAGGATGGAGATTTTTCTGTGGATTTAATAACAGAAGGTTTTTTTACTTTTAAAGAAAACTTGGATATAACGAAATTGGGTACATTTTTCACCATTAATGCCCCTGCATTAATATTCCCTTATATCAGGGCTTACATTTGCATGCTTACATCATTGTCTGGAGCAGGTAGTGTTGTCCTCCCAACCTTGAATCTAGTAGATGTTGGTAGAGAGCTGGCTGCTAAAATAATTGATAAAGATAAAGCGGAGTAACCTCCGCTTTTCTTTTGCCATCCCTCCTTATATTTATTCATTCTAAATAGCTTGTAAAACTCCCAAAATATTTCTATATTTGTGCGGAAACTATGTCAAGTGGCATGGTACTTAATTCGCACGTTATATGGCTAATGAATTAAAAATTACTGATGTAGTCGATCAGAAAGCAATCACTCAGTTACAGAATCTTAAAAAAGAGATTGACGAATCCTACAATTCCTACAAAAACTTCATTGAATTGCTCGCTAAGGGTATACAAGACAAACCCTCTAATCTTCAAGAATTATCTAGTAAGTCCGCTAACTATAATAAGGTTTTGAATGATCTTATTACTACCCAAAATAAGCTGGCTGATTTACAGAAAGAACATGAAACTCTTCTTCAAAGAATAGTCCAACAAACCAAAGAGAATGTCGCTCAAATATTGGCTGAAGCAAGGGCTAACGACCTTAATGCAGCAGCTGAATTAAAGGCTCAAAAAGCTAAAACCGAGGAATTAAAACAACAGAAGTTAATAAATCAGGAACGGAAGAAAACCAAATATACTATTGAGGAAGCAAATGAAGCCCTAAATCAAGAAATAAAAACCATGAGACAGGCGGAAGAACAAAATAAGATTCTTCGTTCTGCAAGAAAAGATCTTGATTTAACCACTAAAGAAGGGGAAACAACGGTTAATCGTTTTAATTCAGTAATAGATAGAAATACTGCATTTTTAAAGAGAAACTCTGATGAATTGGTTCAAGCAAAGATGAATGTCGGGAGATATAAGCAAGATATTCAATCTGCCGCATCAGAAATATTGAAAGGAAATATTTCCCTTAAAAACATGGGGAACCTTGCCAAGAGTACTGGAGGGTTATTGAAATCTAGTATGGGGGCTGGCCTTGCTGAAGTAAGAATCGGAGTTGGCTTAATGATAAAAGGGATGATAGGAGCGCAAGCTATAATTGGTTCGTTTCAAAAAATGATAGGATTATTCAAATCAGGAGTTCAATCTATTGTAGACTTTGAAGCAGCCAACAGTAAATTATCTGCTATATTAGGTACGACTTCAAATGATATTAAAGATATGACTGCTGATGCCCGGAGGTTGGGAGCTGCTACAAAGTACACTGCTGCCGAGGCAACTAATCTTCAAATAGAATTAGCTAAGTTAGGGTTTTCAAGGAAAGAAATTCTCCAGTCTACAGAAGGAATTTTAAAATTTGCACAGGCTACCGGATCAGATTTACCAGAAGCGGCTGCATTAGCAGGGGCGGCATTGAGAATGTTTGACGCAGAAACCAGAGAAACGGAACGCTATGTCTCTGCAATGGCTGGTGCGGCAAAGAAAAGAGCCTTATCTTTCTCTTATTTACAAACGGCAATGCCTATTGTTGGACCAGTTGCCAAATCTTTTAATTTCCAGATAGAAGATACTTTGGCTTTACTTGGGAAACTTGCAGATGCAGGGTTTGATGCCTCTATGTCTGCTACTGCAACTAGAAATATATTGTTGAACCTAGCAGATGGAAGTGGTAAATTAGCAAAAGCTTTAGGAGGTCCTGTAAATACATTGCCGGAATTGGTCGCCGGTTTGAAAAAATTGAGAGAGCAAGGCGTTGATTTGAATACCACTTTAGAACTGACTGATAAACGTAGCGTTGCAGCTTTCAATGCCTTTTTAACTGCTGCTGATAAGATTGTCCCACTGAGAGAACAGATAACAGGTGTTACAGGAGAATTAAATGATATGGCTGATACAATGGGTGATAATGTTCAGGGAGCTATCGCTGGGTTGTCTTCGGCTTGGGAGGCATTTATGTTATCATTCTATGGATCAAAAGGTGTAATGAAGGATGTTTTAGACTTCTTTGCAAAGGGACTTAGGGAAGTAGCTAGGCAATTAAAATCAAACGATCAGTTACAAGAGGACGCGAATAATCAAGCGGTTGCAAATGCACAAAAAGAGATGAATCGTTCTAATGTACTAGAAAAGCATCGGGCGAATATGGCTCGTTTGTATAAAGAAAAAATAAATGAAGGAATGAGCGCAGACCAAGCGGCAGTTGCAGCTAAAGAAGAATATATCCAAGCTATTCAAAGTCAATATGAATATGAGAATACAGCTTATCAAATAGCTATACAAGATAGAAAAAAAGCAGAAGAAGATTTGGCTAAAATTGGTTTGTTTTATTTTAATAGTTCAAAGGGGTTATCCAGGAAACAGATGGAAGATAATGTTAATACTGCTATCGCTGCTGCGGCTGGCAAAAAAGCTATTGCGTCTATTTCTGAATCTATTATTGAAGATTTAAATAAAATAGATTTAAAGCAGTCTCAAGTATTTGATAAAACTACATTTAATAAAGAATTAACAGAAGAAGAAAAAAAAGAATTAGAAAAACAGAGAAAAGAACGTCTACGCATTCAACAAGAATATCAACAATCCGAACTTGATTTAATGGATGAAGGGTTAGGAAAAGAACTTGCAAAGATTCGCCTGAATTATACTAAACGCATTGCGGCTGTTAAGGGGAATACCCAAGAAGAGATTAAAACGAGGGAAAATCTGGTTTTCGCCATGGAAGATGAGCTCTCCGAAAAGATCTATACGTATAATCAAAATAAAGAGAAGATTAACTTACAAAACCGTTTGGAGGCTCTTTCTACTAATTCTAAAGAGGAATTGGATCAAAGGCTTAGCATCCAATTACAAGTAAACGAAATACTAAGAGATGCAGAGGTAAAAGCCGCAAAAAAATCTGGAGAAGATGTAGAAGCTGTCAAAAAGAAATATGATAAAAAAGCCTCTGACATTGCAGTAAAAAATGCTCTTGAAAGAATCGGCCTAATTGAAAAAAACACCACGAAGGAAACAAATATAGTCCAAAATTCAGCAGAAGATCAGCTTCGTACCGTCGAATTGCAATATCGGAAAGGTGAAATAAATGAAAAGAAATACCGCCAAAAGACATACGAAATAACCAGAGATTCTATTCAGGCACAATTAAAATTGCTTGAAGCCCAATTGAAGGCAGAGTTAGCCACTCTTGATCCTGCTGATACTAAAGCTGATGCCATAAGAGAAAAAATAGAAAAAGTAAGGTCCGAGATTAGAAAACTAAATATGGAATTGGAGGACCGAGAATACGAAAATGAGGAGGATAAAAGGCAAGATTGGGCTGATAAATTTATAAGTTCCATGTCTAATATGAGGAATGTAACAGAAGAATATTTGGGAGAAACAGCCAGTCTATTTAGTTCGTTCTATAATGTCATTGGTATATTAACAAAACAATTTGCAGAAACAGGTAATTTTTCTCTTTCCAAATGGTGGGAAGATTTAGATCCTACGGAAAGAGCATCAGTAATATTACAAGCTTATGGTGAACTCTTTAATGGAATAACCTCTATTGTGACATCTGCCTTTGATGCTCGCATTGAGCAAATAGAAGAAGAGCAGGAAAAGAACGAGGAAGCCGGAGAAGAAGAGATAGAACGTATTGAGGAGTTAGCGGAGTCCGGTGTTATCTCTACAGAGGAAGCAGAAGCTAGAAAAAGAGCGGCCGAGCAAGCAACAGCAGATAAAAACAAGGAACTGGAAAAGCAAAAAGCTGACTTGGAACAAAAGCAGGCCAAGTGGCAAAAGGCTAATTCCATTATTCAGACGACTATTGCTACCTCTCAGGCTATAATGAAGGCTTTGGCAGAGGCCGGACCTTTCGCCGGTCCTATTCTTGCGGCTGTAATCGGAGCTATGGGAGCCGCCCAAGTAGCTATAATTGCCTCGCAGCCGATACCTAAATACGCAAAGGGGACTGATAATCATCCCGGTGGATTGGCTATTGTTGGTGATGGAGGCAGGCAGGAGGTTATTGAAACTGATAATGGTGCGTATATTACTCCTTCTGTTCCCACTTTGGTAGATATCCCCAAAAGAGCGAAGGTTATCCCTAATTTGGTCGATTATCGCAAGATGTCTTTACATTCTGATGCTCTAATGCTTGATCGACAAATGAGAAACAATAATGGAGAACCGGTTATTGTCAATGTCAAGAATGATTATAAAAACCTTGAACGAAAAATGGATATGGCTAATCAAAGTATGGCAAACTTGAACAAGACATTGCGGAAAATGGCCCGAACTTCCGAATATCGTAATCTATCAGGTATTATTTGAATATAATTAATCAGCGTGTGAAGGAGTACGTAAAAACTATGTTATACACCGATCTTGATAAAATTTCCCTAGATACATTCATTGATGTATTTACAGGAGATAAGAGTAAGCTTATCATCGAAGGAGAACATTCTGAAAAAGAACTGTCCGAACAATCGGAGAAACTCATTACCGAATATGTAGAGATAATCGGAGGATCCTCTTTTCTGTCTGAAATGTCCCAAAGAAACAATTTAATCAACCTTCACATAAAAATTGAGTGTATGAAGGGAGTTGAAATTATGATTAAAAACAAGGATTGGGAGGATGCTGCACATATTCTTTCAGAGTTTGGATTTTCATATTTTCCCTCCGAACACGAAAAGATACGTAAGAAAGTATATTCTATCCTTTCTATGAGTAAATATATGCTTGAACGAATAAATGCTAAGGAAAAGCCTGAAAATAACTCAAAAATGGATAAAAACTACTTTGCAAGAGAAAGAGTGATGGTTATGTCTCATTTTGGAATGCAAATCCGGAAGAACGAGATTAGTGCAAAGGAATATGCTTTCATGGTAAAGCGTATGTGTGAAGATGTAAAGTCTATGAGCAAATCGATAAAACATAAATAACCTATGTATTTCAGATGCCAGATATTAATAAACGGAATATCTTATGAAGCGACCGATGATCTTAAGAATTGGGATGATTTCGAATTGGCTTATAAGAGAAGTAATTATGACGGGGTAATCCGGTCGTTTAGTACAAAATTCGAATTTGTCAATCGCTCCTACGAGCTTTTAAAGGAGGAGTTTGCAAAAAACTATCTTTCTTCTAAAGCCGGCATTGCTTTCTATAAAAGGAATAATAGCTGGAATTGGGATAAGATATTTCATTGCACATTGGATTTTGGAACTTATTCGGAAGACGGTATGGTTGTCTCTATCAATGCGGTTGACGATAATCTCGCTGCTATCATCAAGGCAAAAAGGAATATTCTGTATGAATATCCGGTAGCCGATCTTTATACCAGAAGTTTGAATTATGATGGCTTGAAGTTTCAATATGAGGCTAAATATGTATTAGGAGGAAGTACTTATGAATCGGACGGTGTTCAGTATGTTAATATAACAAAGGTTTTCGGTGGAACTTATGCATATACAATCCCTATATATAAATTGAGCAATAGCGAACTTCCTTCTTTGGATTCCCCTATAATTTTTAGCGACGCCCAATTTACCGAAAGTAGTTTGGAGGAAGGGGTACCTTTTGCCGAAGCTTTGGCGGATGTGCATATTGATTTTAATTTCACAACAGACTATTATGTACACATATATGAGGGAATAGTTAAGAATATCAAGCTCCGGATATTCAAGAAAGACTCTGGTGGGGCTATCGAAGACGTGTGGTCGCATTATAGTGACGGATTTTACAAATATATCAATGAAATTATACCAATTGATTTGATAAAAGGACAAAAGACCTATTTCATGATGGAGTTGACTTTCGGAGCTCCTATCTCAGAAGGTTCTTTTACCAAAAATGTAGTTGACGTAGTTTTCCCTAACTTTTCATTGGGAATAAGCTTTATGTCTAGAATTAACACTGTAAACATAGATGTAATCTCGCCTATTACAGTTCTTGGAAAATTGCTGGATAGCATGACCGATAGTACCGAAACGTATTCCGGACTTATTGATGATTATGATCCCCGTATGAGCATGGATAGGCTTTCTACTTCCTATATCATGGCGGCGGAAAGTGCCCGTGGCCTTCCGAATGCAAAACTATATACTTCTTATAAAAAATTCTGCGATTGGATGGAGGCTGAGTTTGGTTATGTACCTGTTATAAATGAAAATACTGTGACCTTCATGCATCGTGATAAACTGTTCACTTCAACGGTAGTTAAAGATTTAGGTACAGAAATAAACGATTATGAGTTCTCCGTGAATGACTCTTTAATATATTCTTCTGTAAAGGTTGGTTATGACAAAGAAGATTATGACAGTGTTAACGGCCGTGATGAGTTCCGGTTTACCAATGAATTTTCTACCGGGCTTAACTTGCGGGACAATACCTTGTCTCTGATAAGTCCGTATAGGGCAGATGCCTACGGAATAGAGTTTCTGGTTCAGAAAAGAGGCGAGGATACTACGGATAACGACAGTGATAATGATGTATTCTTTGTAAGTTGCGATCAAGACGGGGTGAATCTCAAATTGTATAGGGCATATACACCTTCTCAGCTTTCCGGGTTGCTAAGTCCTGAGACTATGTTTAATTTTCAATATTCGCCACGTTTTATGCTGGAGGCGAACAAAAAATATATAGGATCTTGTACTGGAATGCTTAAGTTTACATCTTCTGACGGAAATAGTGATGTTGCTATCAATGGTGTGAAAGAGACCGACGATTTCCCGACATCTGGACGTTTGTTTACAGTATCGGAGGTAGAGGTGAAAACTAGCGATATGTCTACTCCCAGCGATTTAACCGGTTTGGTGTCATTTAGCAATAAAGGTAAAATAATAACCGGGTATATAAAGCAGATGTCATTGAATGTCGCAAAGGAGAAGGCCGCTACATATACGCTGATCGTAAAAGAAGTGAAGAGTTAGAACAATAAGAGGATTGTTAAAGTGCCTTCTGTTGCTTATATGCAATAAAAAGGAAAATCTTTTGCTATTTTTGAGATTATTGGTATATTTGCAGTGAAGTGTCATGTGGCACTGTTACCCACTTAAGAACGAAAAGACCGTATGATTAAAATAGGAGACATCTGTCCATTGTTCTTTAATCCTATAAAGAATAAATTCCAACAGGACATAGACTATATTCAACGTTTTCATACTAATGATAACGTTCTGATTCAAATCTTTTCAAATGATTCTTCCCATACTGTAAGGGCATATCTTAGGAATTTGATAGCCGGGACTCAAAGCAGTATCAGCCTATTAGAATATGAAGTCAATGATAGTACTAAGATGTACTATTCTAATATAACCGGGTTATCGGATTCGGTTTACAAAATAGAAGTTGTGGATGCATCCGGAAATTTCTATGTCTTAAGCGAGCCTTTTGCTGTTTGCTCTGATAGCCTGATGCTTGAAGAGACATCTCTTATTTCTTACTCTCATAAGGATAATAATTCTCCGTTTGATAACATTTTCTGGATCGATGATGCACAACAGGTATTTAATTTCAGGCTGGAAGCCGGTTTTAAACCGGGAGGATTTTCGCCTAAGATAGAAAATGAGCAATTTAGAAACCAGAAGCAAGAGATAATAGAATTGTACTCTATTCCTTATGATGCCTTTTCCCTAACATGCGGAAATGCATCCGGTATTCCCTATTGGTTCGCTCAGTTTATCAATAAAATCTTATGTGTGTCCGACTTCAGAATTAACGGAAAAGGATATGTACGTTCAGGAAACTCTACTCCTGAGATGTCTCCAGTATCGGAAGACGGACAGATGTTTTCCGTGTCTATTATCTTGGAACCATTGGAAAATGAAATTTCCGGAGTTGGAGGAGTACCTGGAAAATCTTCCGCTATTAATCTTGTCGGATTTAATGTTGACAATCCTAGGAATGGTGAGATGCTTCAGTATGACGAAACGAAAGTTGCTTTTGTTAATACTAACAAAATAGAGGTATGATGAAAAAGAATATATCTAAAATATTATGGCATGGAAATGAGGTGGATGAGAAAGGGGCACCTGTATATCCTCCTGCCGCACCTGTTGATCCGACAGAAGATCGTTCTTTGGAAGGGTTAAATAGAGGTGAGATATATATACATGATGAAGATTCATCTCCGCGAATTGTAGTTCGAACAGATAAGGGAAACGTAAAGGAAATAGGAGGTGAGGGCTCGTTAGGCCAGGATATTACGGTATCTTCTCCTCAGGTAGGGTATGTAAAGCCGGGAAAGGTTCTTCAAAAGGGAATGTCTTACGAAGAAATATTTATTGCAATATTTAGTGGCGTCAATAGCGCTTCCTTGGTTTCCCGTCTCTCAACTCCTAACGACGTTGAGTATGGAACAAGCAAGGGGATGATAACTTATACCTCCAATAAAGGTAGTCAGGGAGCGATCGTAAAGGCGTATTATGACGGAGATGAAGAAAATGTTATGGAATTTTCCCCTGAATCCAATGGCATACAGACGGCAACCAGAATATTAGAAGGGCAATATGTAAAAAACGAAACATATACGGCTACGGTGGTATATTCTGCAAGTGAAGATGGGAAAACTCCGGAAGCAACCTTGACTGATAAGATCAGTGTAAATGTCCGCCGTAAATGGTTTGCCGGCATATGTTCTTCTGTTCCCGCCACTTCTGCTGAAGTACGTGCATTAGGAACAAGTGGACTTTATAAGGGTCCGGGCACATATAAGTTCTCTGTAGATAAATGGAAAACGATTGCTGTATGTATTCCAGCAGATGTGGTCAAGGAATTGACATTGACAGCTTATCCGGGTAACTTCATAGAAGATACGGGTATTACTACCGGTCCGGTGGATATTTCCGTAGAAGGAGCCAATGGAAGTGCCGCTATTAGTTATAAGATGTGGGTTATTCAGACACCCGGATTGAATGACCCTGATACTTTCACTTTTAAAACTGCATAAGTATGGTGAAGATAAACGGAAGTAGTTTTGCATTACAATATAAAAGAACAACGGGAAGACCTATTGATTCCACTGAAACCTTCAAGACATTGGAGGATGCGACATCGTATGCCCGCAATACGGACGCGGAAGAGTATTTCCCGTATGCCGGTCAGATTATTTCTGTCGAAAAAGGCGAAGGCGTGTATAAACTGGTGAAGGATGATACTATATCTGAAGAAGACGGTAGAAAGCATTATCGATTATCTCCAATTATTACGGAAGAAGAATCCGGGAACAAATATCTTAGCAAGATAGAGGATGATGAAGCTAGAGGGTTGATAACTTTCCTTGCCGGTATTAATGTTAAGATCAAGGCTGTTATTCAGAAATTGATAGCCGAAGACGCAACTTTCTCAAAGGAAATATCATCAAAAGACTACGTGCAGAATCTCCTAGGCTGGCTGATTACTCCCGAAGGCCATATTGACGCAAAGTCCTTGCGGCTGCGTGATTTCTTGGAAGTACCGGAGTTGCGGTATAACCGTGTGTCTATTGTATCCGGTGAAGAATGGAATGCTCCCGGCGGTGGTATCATTGAATCAGTGGATGCAGCGAACAAGACCGTTCATTTAAAGCTGGAACCCGGGGAGGTATCACAAGTAGAGGTTGATGATATCTGTAAGGGAGTATTCAATAACGATACCGGTTTCCAAACTGCGTATTTTCGGATTACAGAAAAGATAGATAACTCTTCTTTTAAATACGTCCTCCGTAGTGGATATACTTTCAATCCTTGTAAGGCGATGCATTTTGTCGCATACGGTAATTTCACTAACGCTGAGCGCCAGAAGTCATGTTACTCTACACAGAATTACATCCGCTTCCTTAAGGGTGTTAATAACTGGGAAATAACGAAGGACATGATAGCCATGCAGTTAGGCGATTTATCTAACCTGAAGCTGTTTGGCATTGATATGTCCGGTCATAGCGCATATCTCAATAGAGTCTATATGACCGGAACTATCAGGCAGATATCCAGTGACGGTGTGACTGAGGTTCCCGTTCCGGCATTCAAGGGTGAATGGAAATCCGGTACGTATTGGTACTACGATGAAGTGACTCATAACGGCAGTACATGGATTTGCATTGAATCTACGACTATGCAAGAGCCGTCAGATTCTTCTACCGACTGGCTGAAGTATACCTCTAAAGGGGAACAGGGAGCACAAGGACCAGCCGGTCCTGAAGGTCCTCAAGGGCCGCAGGGAGAGCGTGGGCCACAGGGATTACAAGGCCTGCAAGGGCCAGCCGGACAGGACGGAATTCCCGGTAAAGACGGAGAAAACGGACTAACCTCATATTTTCATATAAAATATTCTCCCGTCCAGAATCCTACGGCTTCTCAAATGACAGAAACGCCAGATGTGTTCATCGGTACTTATGTAGACTTTACTAAGGAGGATAGTAATGATCCCTCCAAGTATACATGGGCCAGATTTGAAGGATTACAGGGTGCAACAGGTGAACAAGGGATTCCCGGTGTTAATGGCGAAGATGGAAAGACTTCATACTTGCATATTAAGTATTCAAATGACGGCCAAACGTTTACAGACAATAATGGGGAAACTTCAGGGGAATGGATTGGGCAGTATACCGACTTTGATAAAAATGACAGTAATGTATTCTCTGATTACAAATGGTCTAAGATAAAGGGTGAGCAAGGGGAACAAGGAGAGCCCGGAAAGGACGGTAAAGGTGTACAGAGCGTTGATGTTCTTTATTATCTTTCCAGTTCTTCAACCTCCCTTTCCGGTGGTTCATGGTCTACGAACTCACCAACTTGGGTAGATGGGAAATACATTTGGAGTAAAACCAAAGTGGTCTATACAGACGGTTCGTCTATTGAAACCAATCCCGCTTGTATCACCGGGGGTAAAGGTAGTACTGGAGATAATGGTAGGGGAGTATCAAGCATTGTCGAAGAGTATTATCTATCTACTTCTTCTAATTCCTTGGTTGGTGGCTCTTGGAGTACAACACCTCCGACATGGGAAAATGGGAAATATATCTGGACTAGGTCAGTAATAACATATACAGATAGCGCATCAACGACAACCGATCCGATATGTGTTACGGGTGGTAAGGGGGCTACGGGAATTGGCGTTAAGAGTGTTTCCGAGCAATACTATTTGTCTACATCATATAGTACCACTACGGGTGGCTCATGGTCTACTACTGTTCCGGCATGGAAGGACGGTAAATATATTTGGACACGTTCTGTTATAACTTATACAGACAATTCTTATACGGAAACTAAACCCGTATGCGTGACAGGCGGAAAGGGACCTAGCGGGAACGACGGTAAAGGAGTGAAATCATTTGGTATCTTATACTACCTTTCGACTTCTTCCAGTTCCTTGGTTGGTGGTTCTTGGAGTACAACACCTCCGACATGGCAAAACGGAAAATACTTATGGTCTAAGACCAAGGTCACTTATACGGACAATTCTACATGGGAAAGCGATCCGGTTTGTATTACTGGAAGCCAAGGACAAACAGGCCTACCCGGTGCAATGCTCCGCCCGCGTGGAGTATGGGCACCAAATACTGAGTATTATCATAATGATGCATTTATAGATACTGTAATCTATAACGGCCAGAACAAACTCTGTAAGATTACTCATACATCTACTTCTTCTTTCGATTCAACGAAGTGGGAAGAATTCAGTGAATTTGTGAACGTAGCTACCAACGTCCTTTTGGCTCAGAACGCAACTATTGATGTGCTCGGTACTTCGGGGATATTTGTGGGTAATCTGGAGAAGACAAAGGGTTGGTTAATGACTGAAGGCTCCATCAAGCATAATCAGACAGGTGTTGAGTTAACTGCTGACGGAAAAATATCTCTTCCTGAAAGTGGGGGAATGACCGTAGGCGGAAAGACTTTCATAGAAGCTGGGAAGATAAAGACGGAGTTTATTGATGTTGATACTCTTCAAGTAACCCACCTTAAAGGTGCGATTGGGTCATTTAAGAAACTAACGGCAAACGATGCGGCAGGAGAAGAAGTCGGAACAATAACCTTTGGAGATACAGCAGATACTAAGTCTTCTTTAAATATAGATTTTAAAACTACTTGGTTTGGCGGTGATTTATACCAACAAGGGTATAATTATGTGGAAGGTCGCTCATGGAGATTTTACACATCTGATTTGTGGTGCAGAGGGGAATTCGGGCATAGGGTAATGACTACAATTAAAGTTTATGCTAATAATGATTGGAATTTTTATGTTCACATCTATGGTCATGGATCAGATAATAATGTAGATAGATATCCTCAATCGGGACAACCTATAGATTGCATTGTTATGGAAGGAAATGGAAATTATGTTTTGCGTATTTGCGATTCTGCAACGTTCAAAAAAATAACGGTCGTTAATAGTTCTGATTATCCTAAAAGAGTGGTATATAATCAGCCTAATTCTCTAACTTATACTATTGAACCTTGGAAGTACGCAATATTTGTGACAGCTGATATTGCTAAGACTTCCCCACCATATTACGTTAATAACCTGTTTCTTGATAGATAATTGTAACAATGAAAATAGATTTTAGAAAAATTGAACTAGTGGATCTCGAAGGGAATAAGAGTACCATCGATGTATCTAAATCATTTGGAAATGCGATTTTTCAAAATACAGGTGATCTTGGAGAATTTAATCTTGCACAAGATATACACCGAGAAGGAGAAGTTGATATATCGCCTGAACAAGCGGAATCTCTAAAAAAGTATACACAGCTATTTACTCGTGTAATTGATCGAATGGCTGTCAACGAAGCACTTTCAAAAGTAAATCAATAACTTAAAAAAACAGATAAACCTATGATTCTACTAGTATTAATGTCATTCATCCTCATCGCTGGGTATGTCTTCGCGATGATAAAGAAGGGTAAAGAAATCCCTTATTCAATTAGTGATACCTACTACGCCCTGACGCATAAGTTTTGGTTTACTCTTTGCATGGTCGGTTCCGGCGAATTGCTTCTTCCGGCTGCATTGGAAGCCAGTTCCGAGAACAGCCAATTTCTTGTATTCCTTTCTGTTGTCGGAATGGGAGTGCTAGGTGTGTCTCCCAACTTTAAAACCGAGCAAAAAGTCCCTCATAGTATCGGTGCTGCCATGTCTTTAATCTTCTCACAAATATGGGTAGGTTGTAATGCCTGGTATTGGCTTTTCTTATGGGTGGGATTTATTGCATATCTGGCTATTGCGATAAGTGAGAACTGGACGGGTAACTTCATTGCGACTCTTGTCAAAAGGAAACCTATGTTCTGGATAGAGGTAATTTCGTTGTTAACCGTTTATCTGACTTGTCTAATATGAAAGAAGCGATAATCCATACCACTACTGGCAGTTTCGCCGCAATAGCCGGAGCGTTTGTTGCCGAATCATTGCAAAATATGATTCCATGGCTGATTGTTACGTGTGCGGTAATTCTCTGTGATCTCCTGTTCGGAGTAAGGAAAAGCATGCTAATGGGTGATAAAGTAAGATTCTCTCGCGCAATTCGTGCGACCATGGGGAAAATGGTTACTTACTTCGCATTCGTCTGTATGGTCTGTATGATTACCGTAGCGAGTCATAGCGAATATCCTATAGATGTGTATTCCTGCTTATTGGTGTGCTTCATAGAGGGATGCTCAATCGTTGGGAATATACTGAAGCCAAAGGGGATTAACATCAATATTATCGGGGCTTTGGGTGTATTTGGTAAGAAGGTATTTAAGGTTGATAAAGAGGATGTGAAGGAAATTATAGAAAAGGAGAATAAAGTATGAATTTATACACTATTATTTGCGTCTTTCCCTTTTTGCTTTTTATCATACTCTATGCATTTGCGGTAAACAAACCCAAGAAACGTAAAAGAAAAACAGGGAATAGTAGAATAAAATAGGAAATGAATATGATAAATAAAATCAGTGCATTAGCCGGAAAGCTTCTTTCCAAGATCGGAATAGACGGCATGGCTCACATTATAGTGTGCCAGAACTTGGTAATGTATCTATCAAAGTTTACGCCTTTATGGCCAGCAATCATTATAACCGTCGTGATCTTCATCTTGAAGGAGATATACGATAAGTATTGCAAGAAAACAGAGTTCTCAATTAAAGACATCATCTGTGATTGCGTGGGTCTGGCGTTGGGAGTATTAACATTGATATTATAGGAGGGAAGAAATATGAGTTTACCAAGAGGCTTAAGAAATAATAACCCGGGCAATATCCGGATCACAAAGGATAAATGGCAGGGATTGAGAGAAAAACAGGAAGATAAGTCATTCTTTCAGTTTAAGGAAATGAAATGGGGTTACCGTGCCCTTATTCGCACATTGCAGAATTACCGGAAAAGACACGGTTGCCATACAATTACAGACTTTATCCGGCGGTGGGCTCCGGAAAACGAAAACAATACTTCCGGATATATTAACCGTGTATGTAATGAAATGCAGGTCCCTAATAGCTACGTTCCCGATATAGAGGATAAAGCAACAATGTGTGCTTTCGCTTCTGCTATATCTCAGGTTGAGAATGGCGTTCCGGCTGTCATGGGCGACATAGAAGCCGGTTGGGATTTATTATAAATTTTAATCAATAGGAGGAACAATCATGGCATTAACAGATATAACCTTTGCTAAAGGCGAACGTAATTATATAAGTGATACTGTACAAGTAAATTCGGCAGAAATAGGATTGCAGATCACATTTGAAAAAGGAGGTAAGCTTTGGGTGTATATAAGCTATGACGGAGAAAACTTCTCTGTTGTAGAGAGCAGAAATTACGATAAGAAGTTCGCCCGTCCGATTGTCGGGATTATCCCCGGACAATACATCAAGATTGAATGTGAGACGCAGCCGGTCAAGGCCCAATATTTTGAATCAGAAGAGTAATGGGAGCGATAGGATTAAATCCGATTAGGCTTGATGCGATAGGGCTTGATCCTATCCGCATCAATGCGATTAAGTTGGGAGTTCCGGGAGCTTCTTCCGCTACCGACCGTCCCTACATATCTCCCGATGTATTGTCTTCCTTGGCAGGTGTATGGATAGCTGACGGCAAGAGCAACACTGATCCCGACCGCAATATCATCAAGAACAAACTTCCTGGCAGGGGAGGGGATTTTGAGATATTTAATGCTGCGTATGAGGGTATGTTAGGTTATAATGGTTATCCAGTAGTGTTCGGTGATAATAAGACTTGGGAACATCTTTCAGGTACAGCAAATTATACTTCTGATACTACTAGTACTACGATTCATATAACTCATGTCAGACTTGCAAATAGAGGTCTGTTATATAGTTATGTGAAAGAAAATGGAGTGCTAACTAATATAAAAGAAATACCCGCTTTTAGAGTTACTGTTAAAGGTCTTGAAGGAAATAGTAAATTTGTTTACAAATATTTAGCTACGAAAGATGCAACAAGGGAAACATCAATATTTTTAAGTAATGGTACTCATAAATTAGCTAAATCGTTTGTTCCAACAGACGCATTATTAGATTCAACTACTAATGTTTGGATAGGAATGTTTATTAGTCCTATATCAGAGGAAGTTACAGAATTCGATTGTGATATAACTATTGAAGTTCTTCCAGAATATGAAGGCGCCTTTGTTACTGACGGAGTAGACGACATGATTGTAAGTCAGAATCCTGTATCCGAGATGCTGGGCGGAAGCAAGGAGTTAACGGTTGTGTCCATGATTCACCAGATATCACCAGTCCCTGATAGCTATGGATTTACTAATTATATAAGAGAAGGTTCTATATGGAGTAGAACCAATGTTAAGACTTCCGGTAAAACAGGTATCTATGGATATAAGATATCTAAAGGTAATACAGAGGTGGGAGCAAGTAATCTAATCGACAATATACTTGGTGATAAGGCTGATTACGAAGCAATGGGTTATAATACAACTAATTATAGTGATATTAATTATAGTGTCACTGGTTATATCAAGGACGGTAGCCCTACGGAGGTTTCCTCTGTTGCCTGGTACTGGACTTTCATCGCCAAACGAGCATTGACCACTGACGAAATTAATCAAGTAATAGCCTACTACAACTTGGACAAGTATGTTAAACCTGATATTTACTACAATGTGAAGAAGCAAGGTCTTACTAATGATAATCATGCACAGTTTGGTGATAAGCTGATTGATTATAGTGGTAATAGCCGAGACTTGCAGTTGTTCAATATTGGTTGGAATCTGGGAAGTGGTATTGGTAAGTATGCGGAAGATTTTAGTACCATGAAAGATTACGGTACTAAGGGCATCGTTCGTACCTCTAGTAAGATATATCTTGATAAATCTTTTGATTATGATAAAGGGTTTTGGTTATGCTATACTAATTCTCCTTCCCCCGCGTATAAAGTTAGAGTATCCGGAATACCTGAAACTGGTATGCTTACATATACAGGTGACGTTTGGGTTAATCTAGTAAACGGAATAAATGAGTTACCTGCAAGAACTAATACAGAAGAAAATCACGGGTTTGTTGCTCAAACTCCCAATGTTGACTGGTCTAAATTAGTTATTGAGCAAATCCCCGACTTCGCAGGGGCTCTTTGCCTTGACGGAGTGAATGACTTCGGTCAGTTTGTAGGTGATTTGGGATTGAAGGATTACACTGTGGCTGCTGATAGAGCGTATCAGGATGAAAATGTAAATTGTGTCCCATTTATATCTTCTGTTGGAAGAACGGGAGGTGCTCCTTTCTTGTTGGAGTATGTACATCCTACTTTAAATGTTGTATATCCATACAGCTATGACGGTACAACTGGTACTGTATTATTAAATTCGTCAAGACAAATCTCATATCAGTCTACTTATGTATATAACAGGAACAGTATAGCTAGAGGTAACTCTGTTAAGACGGGTGACGGACTAACAATAGGCTCAAATGAGGGAGTCTCACAATATTCTAAATTATGCTTGTGGTCTTTCCTTCTATTCCCATACACCCTTTCTGAGTTTCTGTTGGAGCGCCAGATGAAGAAGCGTAAACTAGGCACTCTGTATCCGGGAATGGTGGAGTTTAGACCGATAGTGAAGAGCAACATCCCTTATTCGTCGATATCCTACTCGGTTAATCCGGGGGAATACGTTATTGAGGGTAGTACGGTCACTATCACCATAACATTGTCAAATTCCTCTGATAAGCTGGTCGATATATCATCTAACGCCATTAGCGACATATCCATATCTGGAGACAACGGTGTCTATGAAGTAACCGGAAAGATCACCAAGTCTCCACAGAAGATCAACATAGTTATCTCCAGCTACTTGACAATGTTAGACAACGAGACTTTAATAACCAATGAAACATTAATTAAAAACGAATAAGTTATGGAAAAGATCTTTGATATAGCAAAAGACTCCGAACAAAAGTGGGGAGTCATTGCGCAAGGGATAGATGGAAACTTCGAGGAAATAGAACAGCGAGTCGGTGAGTTAAATGGAGCGTTGAACGGCAAAGAGAAAACAAAACTCACATTTAATTTTACGGCTCAATATCAATTTTTGGAGATTGAAGGTACACTAAAAGCGGGTACTGAAATTCAAATATCAATACCACAAAAAACAGGTGGTTGTGCTCTTTATGATGCGACAAAAACCAAACAAATTGGTGTAAATTTTATAGATGGTGCAACATATACATTGGAAGAAGATGCCTATTATATTCGAAGAATCGGTGATTTTACAACTTGTATCGTAACATATGGAGAAGAAACGCAAGGCATATTGCAAAAGGTAAAGACAAACGAAACAAATATATCAACTTTGAAAGAAAAAGTTGGTACTTTGTCCGATGATGTGGAAAATATTACCGCAAACGATGTTCCGTGCTTAAAAGAATACGCTGAAATTGATTATGTTGGAAAATACAATATTGAAAATTGTATAATTCTTGCAGATGGTAGCGCGGTAAATGATACCGATAGAATTGCAACCGATTTTATCAATATCAAAAATGCAAAATGGGTAAAAACCAAATGTGTATATGGTAGCGGTGTTTATTGTGCATTTTATAGTGATGATAAACAAACTTGCATCAAGTCATATTCTTATGATAGCGGTGCAAATGGCCGCACACAATTGCCGATACCACAAAATGCAGTTTATTTTCGCGGGTGTACAAATAAAACCGAGCAAGAAAAGGTACTTGTTGTATATGATAGACTTGTTTCAAATGTGCAAGATGAATTGGATAAACTTGTCAAAAAAACATCTACAAATGTTAGTCCATTTGTTCCGCGAAATGGTCATGTTTTTGGTGGGTACAAGGAATTTGGAATGGCAAGCCCTAAGACTATTCTTAACGAGCACACGATGAATGCAAGCGCAAGGCAATTGTTGTTTAGTCATGATATTGAACTGGGAAGGTACAAATACGAAATGGTATTCAAATGCAATGACGCAAATTCGATAGTTGGAATTGGTGTGTATTTGTCAATGTTTGGTTCTACAACAGAGGTTCGTGCAAGCGGCAATACATTCACTTTGACCTACGGACAAGATGAATCGGGTGATACCACCTCAGCAATCCCGGCAACTGATGTATGGTCGGGAAATATGCCTTTTACTCTATCAGTTGGTAAGTATTACAAACTTTCAATCGAACGCATTGAAATGGGGGATGTTGCTGATTTTAGTGAAAGCGAAAAATACTATCCATACAATGCGTGCGTTTATGGCGGGCATAAGTACTTTTTCAAAAACGAGCATCAAGGAGCATGGAGTGACAGTGATGTTTATCAATTGTTTGATGATTTCTCGGAGGATGGTGGTATATTCAGTATAACCGATATTGAAAACGGTGTGACATTTGGGCGAAAATTATTACGTTCTCCATACCGGAATGATATTGGTGATTTGCGGACAATAGCACCAAGAAATATCACGATTTTAACGGGTGCACCTTATGTCTCATTGAAAAAGGGTAATATTGAAGTGATAAATATTTCGGTCTCATCTTCCTACAATCCAAAGGCAAAAATACTTATTACGGGGCATAGTTATGTTGGTGGAGATACGGTTGTAGGCGTATCGTTTAATGAAAAGGCGGGCCAGCAATGCAAATACGCATCTTTGATAGCGAATGCCATAGGTAAAAATGATGTTGTTGTAGTTGGTCAAGGTGGTGAAGGATTGCGCGACCGATATATACAACTTGCGAAAAAACATATAGAATGGTTTTGCCCCGATTATGTGGTTTTCGTTTTAGGTTTTAACGATATGCAGGAGAGAACGGCTGATGATTACATTGAAAGATTGACCGAACTTTGCGAATTTTGTGAAACCCACAAAATAAAACCGGTTGTTGAATGCGGTGCGATGTCTTATAAATATGACACCGATGCAAAAAAAGAATGGATTTCAAAAGTAAATTCATGGATTCGTGGTGGTAGCATAAGGTTTGTTGATTGGGCGGGTAATCTTACGCAAAATGATAAAATAACTGCTGATATTTGCAATAGTGGCAGCATCTATGAATCATTGCCATTCAATAGCGATGGCGTGCATCCATCGCTTGCAGGACATCAAAAAATCTTTGAATGTTATCAGCGAGAAATGGCAGAATTATTTAATGAATAACTCACGTAATTCCCTTGTGCATTAGGTATAATTATTCACATTTATAAAAAGCAATTATGAAATACACTGTATTCCCAACAATTGACTTGCAAGAGGTTCCTCAAGAGGAAATAGACAAGCGTAACCTTGTTCCTCGCAAGAGCGTAAATGAGAGTGAAACTTTGATGAAATGCCAGCACTATGCTGCGTTATTCCCTCATAAAATGATTAAGACTATTGCTGATGACGGAGCGGAAGAACTGTCTTTTCCTTATCCTACCTATGAGGGCGAGGATTTAAATGTATTGTTGTCTAGTCCGGCTTGGACAAGCAAGGAGATCCTATGAAGTTCCTCCCTTGGATATTAGTCTGCCTGCTTGTAGGTGTTCTCGTGTGGATGTGTTGTAATCCGCACGAGCCGTCACCGGTTTATATTAAGGGAGATACCGTACATATCCGGGACACAGTAAGAGACACAATCCCTAAGCCGGTAAAAGAAACTCTGAAACGTACCGATACGGTATATCTACCTATCTTGATAGATACAACGACTGACAGAACCGTAGAAGGCGATTCGATTCCGGTACTGATACCGATCACAAGCAAGGAGTATAAGACTGATGATTACCGGGCGGTAGTCAGTGGATATAATCCCAGCCTTGATTTTATGGAGGTGTATAGAGACAATAAGATCATCACTATTTCACCTTTACAGAAGAAGAAACGCTGGGGATTGGGCTTGCAGGCAGGATATGGTTATCCGGGTGGTTTGTACTTCGGTGCCGGAGTGAGTTATAACTTGTTTATGTGGTAAATTACCGGAACTACTATCTTCACAGACCGTTTCCGGTATGAAAAGTTTAAGTTTTACTTACATAACAATTTCCAATGGAAAAATGTTCATAAAGAAAGGAGGCTAAAATGATACATTAATTAATACTAAGCACTAAGTTTATCCGGTAAGTAGAAGGCCGGTTATCATAACAAATGTAACTCTTTTGGGGGCAGAGTAAAAAGAACCCCTAGCACAAAAGTTGACGCCAATCAAACTTTTAAACATACAAAAGCATGCATAGATAGTGCCAGGGGTATAATGTCCTTAACATTTCTATACATGCTTTTGTTCTTTCAATAACCGTAAGTTTGATTGGCAAAGGCAAAAGTACAACAAAAAAATTAATTACCATGTGTAAGTCAGAGATTTTTGCCGAAATATTGAACCTTGTAGGAAAAGAAACTGAAGTTTCCACAGAATTAATCCTTTCATCAAGTAAAGTGACTGAAGTTGTCGATGCCCGCTCCATTGTAGTGTTCTTCCTTACTGAATTCGGTCTGTACCCTGAACAGATCGCCACTTTGCTTCACAAAACATCAGCCAGTGTACGTTACCTGATATCTACTTTTGAGAGTCGAAAAACAACAAATAAAATGATTGCAATATATTTGCAAAATATTCGTAAATCGCTTGAAAATGAGCTCTGATTTACGCAGTTTCTATTATATACTTTTGTGATGCGGTTGATATTGACCGTGATAAAAAAGTATAAATCTCTATGGAAAGAACGTATGTTTTTAACCAAGACGGTGGAGCGGCTTCAGGCAACGGCCTGCTTGCTTCTATTCTTCCGTCTTTGCAAAACAGAGGAATTGATACCGGATACTTGATGGGGCTGCTTGGAGGCGGCAATGGTAACGGTGGGTTCTTTGGTAACAATGGTGGTTTTCAAGACATCATTGCGCTTATTGTGATTGCGGCTATTTTTGGAAATGGCAATTTCGGCTTTGGCGGAAATAACAATCAAGGAGCAAACGAAGGAAGAGAGATGATCATGCAGACACTTAACCGAAACGGTGTCGATATTGCATCACTGGCACAAGCCGTGAACACTTCTTCCGATCAAATCCTTGCCGGTATTAACTCTGTATCCCAGGCAATCTGTGGTCTTGGCAACCAAATGGGACAGAATACCAACAGTATCCTTACCGCAATTATGCAGGGTAACAACGCTCTGACATCTCAAATCTGTAGCTGTTGCTGCGATATGAAACAGCTTGTAACCACACAAGGATATGAGAGTCAGCTTGCAATGTGCAACCAGACCAATACATTGGTTAATACTGCAAACCAAAACGCATTGTCATTACGTGACGGTGCTACTGCCAACACGAATGCTATCCTTGCCAAACTTGATGCAATTCAGAATCAGGCATTACAGGATAAGATTGCATCTCTTACTGCGGAAAAGGCAACTCTTACGGCTGAAATCTCCCAACGTAATCAGAATGCTACAATCCTGAATGCGGTAGGTCAACAGATTGCTCCCCTTGCAGCAGGATTGCAAGCATTGCAAAGCGATGTTGATGGAATCAAATGCAAGTTACCTAACACAGTTCCAGTTCAATACCCTAACATTGTTGGTGTAAACATGGATACTTACCGTGCGGCTGCTTTCGGTGCTTATGTTGGTGACTCAGCATACGGACGTAGCGGATGCGGTTGTAATAACTACTGGGGTTGATTCTGGTAAGAAAGGAGGTAATTATGTGGCCTAACTTTTTTACAGGATTTCCGTTCTCGTTTCCGTCAATAGGAAGAGCGAATTTCAATACTCTTCCTACGGTGGCTGTAACTGTCGGTACTGAAAATGTGACTTTGGAGCTTCCTAACCATGCGTTCCGCAACAGGGACTATGTCGGAGGGTTCTATGTCAATCTTCGTCAGGCGATCCCTGCCGGTACGACTGCAACACTCCCGATACTGATAGGGACTAACGGGGACACAAGACCGTTGATGGCTTATAACAATGAGCCTGTAACTGTTGCAAACTTGGCTGGAACCGGCATCTATGAGATTCATTACAACAAGTACACCAACGAATTGTATCTTGTTAATGGCGGATACAGACCGACAACGGTTCCGGCTCCTACAGTAGAAACCGCTTCTTTACGGAGCAAGTAATAATTAACATGGAGTTTTGTGGTATTTTCCAAAATGGAAATAGCCACACTCCTTTAAAATTAAACAATCATGTTTCAGAACTTACGAGTAAACAGTACGTTATATCTTCTTCACAGAGGTGCAAATCCAAGTTTGGAATGTGGGCAGGTCGTTAATGTAAGCCCTATAAAAACTATATATAAGACTGTTCCCAACATGCCTTATCCACAGCCTGTCCAGGTTATTGATTTTGTCGTGAATATAAACGGACAGAATGTCAATTTGCAAGAGATACCGGCTAATGCCAATATTGCTGATGATGTTAAAACAGGAATGCTGATTACAGGGTCAAGAGACGAGATGAATACCGAGGTCCTTACTATGAAACAGAAGAGTGAGGATGTTCTAAAAAGCGTGGAATATCATCAGAACTTTCTTGGGGTATGTGACCAGATGCTTGCCATGCTTAACCCTGAATTTGCAGCCAAGCAACAGCAGGAGCAGGAAATATCCGCATTGAAAGGGCAAATGTCCAATATGGATAAGAACATGCAGGAGATGAGCAGAAATATGGCTGACCTCATTGTACAGAATCAGAAGTTAATGGAACAGCTCGGAGTAATTGAAACATCCAAAACAAAGAAATAATTATGGGAATGTGGACGATAAGAGAAGAACACGATGGATATGATCGTGATTTCGGAATGAGAGGAAGAAACGAGGTTGAAGAAGCCTATCGTGAAGGTTGCCGTCATGGTTATGAAAAGGCCATGAGTGAAATGCGTGGCGGTGGAATGGGATTCCGTGAGAATGGACGTTACGATAGTGACGGTATGAACGAACGTCGTATGCCAGGCTATTTCCCGGAATCCCCTATATACGGAGATATGGGAGAGCGCAGACGCAGACGCTCAAACGGTGAGTTCTATTAATCGTATGAGGGGAGAAATCCCCTCTTATCCTAAAAAGCAATTAATTATGGGACAAAGACTAGATACGTATGACAAGATGCCTCCGGCAATGAAAAATTATCTGTCGTTATACGGTTGGCACTTCTCTAAGAAGATGTGTGAATGGGCTGTTTCTAAAATGGAAGTTGAGAACAAGGCTACCAAGCAGAAGGAAAAACTCGTTTCGATCAAAAAGGAGGAAGTAGAAGAGCTTCTGAAAAAGTACGGAATTAAACTGGAGAAAGATGCTGGGTATGATTGCGTATATGTAGCTAATATGGCGAAAGCTGATTATTATAAGAGTTCCATTATAGATGAATCCCATTTGGCATTATTCTTGAAGGATTACATAGATGATCCTGACGGGTATGACGGTCTTCCTTTTACCCGTTTCTATGCGGATTGTATCGGAAGTGGCACACCTATAATGTGGGATGATATGCTCTGATTATGATAGTTCAAGATTTCTACATACCGAAATATGATTGGATAGTTAAGGTGTACTATGCCGTAACGACTTACTGGACCAGTGATATTCTATGCGCACTTCACCGTATCGGTTGTAGAGGAGAGGATTTCAAACAGGCATACAGAAACCTCTCTTCCGGGGTTCTCAATACCGGTCTTACTTATTCGAACTTTGAGGACCGTGAGACTGTGATGGTAATTGCTCTCACTTCTTCCCCGGGAGAGTTTCAAAACTCATGGGACCACGAAAAAGGGCACTTGTGCCGGCATATCTCACAGGTATTCAATATTGATCCTTACGGGGAGGAAGCCCAATATCTTTCCGGTGAGGTAGGTCAGAAGATGTTTCCAATAGCGAAGAACTTCTTGTGTGAACATTGCAGGAAGAACTTATGCCGAAGATATTAAGGGGCATTTTGTCAGAAATACAGGCGAAAATGAGAGAAAAAGACTACATAGATGATTTGATTTCACAAGCAGACGACCGATACCACTCGGATTTCTGCCGGCTTCTGCTAGTAATGCTATGGAACGCCTAGAAAAGTGGCTATACTGGCTTATTCCTCTTGCTATTATTGCAAGGGTTATATCTTTGTGTTTGTCCCTGGCTATGTAGTCGGGGATTCTTATATATATTTATAAAAGAATATAAGTATAAATAGAGTAAGAAAAAGAACTTTTTTATCTTTTTTCTGTTATAAATTGGAATATTGGTATTATATTTGCAACCAAAATTCGGTTTTGTATGAAATTTAAGTTTAAAATAACGAATGATACCACTATTGAGGATGCGGAAAAAGAACTAGAAAATCTTTATAGTGCGCCTGTGGTGGATCTGCCTTTTAATCATGTGGTTAAGATTGCGGAATTTCTTGGATCAAAATTACAAGATAGCCCACGTGGTTCTATGGAAAGATTTTATCACCCTTTAGCCCCAACACCTGGCAAATATTTTGGAGTACACGTTGTCCATAAAGGTGGCAATGAAGTCCTAATAAAGAGGACTAATTTTAAACAGTATCTTTATCCAGTGTTAATTGAAATAATAAGGATAAAGAAAAAGCAATAACTCACTAACCCAATACAATTATGTCACGAAAAGATTTACAGTACTACAAATCATTGGAGTACAATGTTATTATTAAAAAAGAAGAACTTGATGGCGAAAAGTGGTATGTTGCATACTGCAATGAGCTTGGTTTAAATGCTTGTCATGGGATAGGAGAAGATAAAGTATCTGCTTTAAATAGTTTTATTGAAGAAAAAGATGCTTTTATAGAAATGTTGTATGAAAAAGGAGAGCCTATCCCTGAAGTTGTAAATGAGGAGCAAAATTCAAGTGGTACATTTTCAGTTAGAACATCCTCATGGGTTCATTCTTCGTTGATACAACAAGCTAAAATGAATGGTGTTTCCCTCAATTCTTATGTTAATCAATTATTAGCATACGGAATTGGACAACATGATGTTTCATTGAAATGTGAAAGAAAAATAGATGAGATTGATGAAAAGATTACTGCCCAAAATGATATGATTTTAAGGAACCTTAATTCAATTAATTACAAAACAAATACCTTGTTTTGTAATGCTACTCAATCTCGTTTTTATGAACATACCGAATTTAAATCAGTTATATAAATATGAAAAATAAAATTACCCCAGAAGAATATTCTTCAATATTAACTTCCATAAAATTAGATAATATATTTCTTTCGGATGGAAATGTTAAGGTGTTTGAGTGTGTATCAGAAGGAGGCTCTATCAATTTAAATTTTAAAGATAAATACTCGTTTTCTGAATCTGAAAGTAATGCTTGTTTTATAGCTTCCTTTAAGCTTGAAGGTATAATTGGCGAGCAAGAAAATGCGGAGAAACTATTTACTATATCTGGAGAGTTTAAAGTCAGATATAGTAAATTAAAAGAGGTCACAATAACAAAAGATTTCTTTGATGTTTTTAAAGAGATAAGTTTATCAGTATTTATCTGGCCTTATTTTAGAGAGTATATTCAAAATATGATTGTCCGCACAGGACTCCCTTCTTTTACTCTCCCAGCCAAAATATATGGCGTACATGATCCTCAATAAAAGGAATCTCTTGTACTTTGAGGATTATATGTTTGGTGAATAGCTCCTTCCATTTATAACTGCCTCTTTAAAATGGAATCCTCCCGGTGTATTAGATATGCCGGGATTTTTTATACCTTTGCCGAAAACTAACATTATGGCAGAAGAAAAGAAATACGACCACGACTCGGTGAATGAGTTACTGACATGGGCTAAGGATGTTCTTGACAACAAGAAATATCCTTCCGGAGAGTTCCAATTGGATAAATGTGCGAAGATTCTTGACTGCGGTAAGTATCTGGATTCAATGATTTCGGTTATCTCTAGGAACTGGGAGAATCCTACGTTTCATCCGACGATTGATCAGTTGAGGTTGTTTAGAGAGAAAATAGAAAGGGGAGCTTAG